CTTTTGATTTATGTATAAATCTATAATCTCCTGTACTTGTAATATCAATAGTAGAAGTAATTGGTGTGGCAGAAGCATAATGATAACTGTTAGCAGATGTAGTATATCCTGAAACTGTCTGCCAGTCATAATTACTTGAATTTCCGGTTGCCGTATAATAAGTACCTACTGTTGTTGCACCTCGTGAGTACGCATATCCTAATTGAATCTCAGAAACCGTATCCCATGTACCTGAATTATCTTTCTGAAGACATAAATAAACGTAATGGTAAGTATATGCCGCAGATGGATAAGATTGATAATTATAACCAGGATATGGTGGAACTAGGTTTCCAAATGGACTTCCTGTTGTTACTGAAACACTCGGTGGGCTGGTATTTAATGTCCAAGTTGGCATAGTTGTCCCACCACTATATAAATCAGATAATTGATACTCACCTGTTGTGGAAATTGTTATATCAGTACTATCTGGTGTACTAAAAGCTGTTGCTTCCCCTTGTGCACCTGTTCCACTATTTGAAGATACATACGATGTAGCGGGTATTGAAGAACCAGGTTGATTACTATTGTAACTAGCAATGTAAATATTTCCTGCACCAGCTGAAGTTAAAGTATCATCTGCATTAATTTGTGCTTTAAGTTCATTACTTGAATTAAATAATTGAATCTTCTTAGATGTTGGATTTAAAATAATTCTACTATCAACATCTCGAAGTTTACCTTCATTTTCAACAGTATCAACAACCCAGCTACCAAGAATTCCACTTTGTATATTAAATGAACCTGAAATGTTTGCATCTTGTGCTGACATGTTTCCATCTGAATCTACATGGAATTTAGGATTTCCTTCTGTTGGTACACTTAATGTACCACCAATTACAGAACCACCTGATAGAGTTCCTGTAAATGTACCACTACCATTAACAATCAATTCATCTGCAGAAGCATCCCAAGTAAGTGCACCTCCTGTTCCTCCAAGGAAAAAATCACCATTATTGGCCATGTAGGTTGTAAAATTACTACCATCATGATATCCTACAAATTGTGAAGTTAAATTTAATCCTGCAGCGGCTGTATTTGTTGCCAAAGCAAATGCATTTGCACCACTTCCACCAAATGCATAAGATGTTGGATTTTCCAAACCACCTGTTGTTGCATTAATTGCATTTACACCACTTTGTGCATTACTAACCGCGGTATTTAATGAACCGGTTGCAGTATTTAATGAACTTACACTACTATTTAATGAACCTGTTGCACTGTTAAGAGAATTTAATTGATTTGCAGTTTGACCTCCTGTTATATTAATAGTACCTGTTACAGTTAATTTTGCTTCAGAAGCATCCCAAGTAAGTGCTCCAGATGTTCCACCAAGGTAAAAATCACCACCACTATCCATGTAAGTTGTGAAATCACTACCATCATGGTATCCCATATATTGTGAAGTTAAATTTAATCCTGCGGTGGCTGTATTTGTTGCTAGTGTAAATCCATTCCCACCAAATGCATAAGAACTTGGATTTTCTAAACCACCTGTTGTTGCATTAATTGCATTTACACCACCTTGTGCATTAGTTACGGCGGTATTTAATGAACCGGTTGCAGTATTTAGTTCTCCTAAACTAGCTTCAAGTCCTTGGCCAGAGGTTAATGTTATTGCTCCTTTTATATCTAATGTCGAACCATTCCATTTTAAATGATTTGAACCACCTTTTAAAGATAATCTGTAACTTGGAGTTCCACTATTATCATGGTTACCTATAAAAATACCATCTACATCATATCCTTGGTTTCCTGCAGTACTACTTTGTCCTATTGAAATGTATGGATTATTAGTACCACCTGCTAAAGTAATATTAGCTGCAGAAATACCTCCACTATTGTTACTACCAACATTTAATGTATTTTGAACAAATGAATCTTCAAACAATCCTATCTTTGCTGCCACAAAGAAATCTTGTGTTCCTAAACTTTCCCATTTATTTGCACTTGATTGATGAGGTGCACCATTAGCAACATTACCAGTAGCAGAAGTATGACTTGATTTAACTGCATAATATTCATCATATGGTGCGTTACCACTTGATGACCAAAGTACTACATCTCTTCTTCCACTTGCTCCAGTCGAAAACTGATATGCTCGGCTATCTTCCCAAACTCCTGTAAATACTACACCTGGTCCATTTGTTCCAACAACGGCGGTTGTGACTGGGTGATTAAATTGTTTACTACCAGCATTACCTGAACCATCCTTATAATCAATAGTATATGTTGTTGTAAGTCCACCTGGATTACTTGCTGAAGAAGGTTGTGATGGTGTTAAAACTCCTGCTGAAGCTTCTGAACCATTTGTTATACTTGAGTTGATTTTAAATTGTGAATTTGATAATGTTGCACTACTAAGTACCGCGGTTAATGCCGAACCAGTTTCTTGAGCAGTTATGGTAATATTAGATACACTATCAAAAGTATCTCCATTATTTACATCTCTTATAAGATTTTGAGTAAATAAACTTGGAGTTATATCTACTGCATTTGCACCATCTTGTCCAACAGTACCATCTTCACCTTGAATTGATTTTGTTAATGTTTGAGTAGTTGTTAAACTAAAAGCCGTTCCATCTAATCTTTGACCCGATATTGTATATGTTATAGTTGCCTGATTTGCAGTGAAAGCACTATGGTTACCAATTACACAAGTTGTTGTATCTAGTCCTTGACTTGCAGTTCCTTCAGTTAATCCACTTTCATTAGAAATAGAAACACCATATTTTCCTGCAGATACAGTACCAGTTGTAAATGTTAAAGCAGTTACTCCTTCAAACACTTTAATGTTTGTACCACTTCCTGCAAAAGAAGTTGGTGTTCCACTAGGATTACAAGTAAAAGAATGATTTGAATTATCATTAGATACTTGAATACTATCTAAACCTTCTTTTGATTTAGTTAAAGTTTGTACACTTGTTAGTGAAATTGCATCACCATTTAATCTTTTACCAGTTATTGTATATGTTATAGCTACTGTATCTGTACCATCAACCATTGCAGAATGAACACCAACCACTGCATCATTTGTTGAATCAGTTATAGTACCAACTGTAATTGTTGAAGTGGGTGATTGTGAAGTTGCAACTGTCCAATGACCAGCAGTTGAACCATCATTATCATAATCTAATTGAGTTGCTCCTTCAAATAAAGAAAGTGTAGTTCCACTATTTGCATAATCTAAAACTTCTCCACTTGAAGATGCTGGTAATGTATGTGATGGATTTGAACTAATAAGTGTTAATCCATCTGTTCCTTCTTTTACTCTTACAATTCTTACTTCATCAGTAAAATCACCATCTTCACTAGCAGTTACAGAAAGTACAACTGAGGTATTTGAACCAAAGTTTGTTGCTGATAATGCTCTTGAATCACCTGTACCAGTTAGGGTTACCGAAGGGTCTGTATTGAATGTAGAGGAACCTGATATATTTTGTCTTATTGCAGTAAATGAAATTGATGATGGGGTTACTGTTCCATCTAATGCTTCAACAAATACTTGTGCATCATTTGTTAATCTTACACTTCGTGCATTTGTTCCATCTCTACCATCCGATACTATAAAGAATGTTTCAGATACAGATGTTGTTTTACTTGTATTTGGGTCAACGAAAGTAGCATTAACAGTTAAGTCTTTTGTAGTTGTTGCAGTTGAAGAACCTAATGTAATACTTCCACCATCCCCATCGTTTGCAGTTAAGGTTATTTCCGAAGCTCCTGATGCAGTACTAATCTTCATTTTATCAACCGAACCATTAAAACTTGGAGTAATCAATGCCTTCTTTTGATACTCAGTTCCATTTGAATCAAAGAAAGAAGCAGTTAATGGTAAAGTTGCTGGTGTAAATGAATTAGTAAGTCCTCTATTTGTATGTAATGAATTTGCTAAGAATGTTCCTCCACCTAAACCATCAGTTACATCTAATAAAGTAATAGTATCTAATAATGTACCATCATCTTCTTTAAGTGAAATTAATTTTGAACCACTTATTGCAGTATTAGCAAATACAGGATTATAAGTTACACCATTTCCACCATCACTAATACCGGTCATACTTGTAGTTAGTAAAGTACTCCCACTATAAAGTTGTGCATCTCCTTGAGCAGAACCACTTACATCAAATGAACCTGTACCATCCAATCTTACTACTTGTAGTTGTAACGTACCTTGGTTATTTTTTATTTGTGTTCCATTTATTGGTTTAATGATAAATCGTGGTCTTGTATCAAGGCCTGGTTTTGTAAATATTAAACTTTCTTGGTCACTATCTAGTTCATTATTTAAATTAACATTATTATCAGATACTCCTACTCTAAAAGTAAATGGAGTACTTGGAATTGTAGTTGGTGCAGTAAATACTCTACTCGTATGTTGTGAACCAGTTGAATCGTTAAAAGTAGTATCATCGACAAAACTACTATCTCCTCCTGTAAATTTGTAGTATGGGTCATTTATAGTAGATGAACCTGAAGCAATTAATGTTACTGTTGATGGAGTTGGGTTTGTTCCATCTGCATTATATTGTATAGTATTAGGACTTATAAGTAATGTAACACTACGAGCATTTGTTCCATCAACACCAACTTTAGATACACTTACATCAAATCTTACTAATTTATTTTGTACTAATGTTCCTTCGGAATTTACATAATCAATTGATGCACTACCAATTGTTCCATTATATCCATCGTGAGTACCATATGTTGGTGTAATTATTTCATTAGAATTTGAACCAGAACTTACTGAGTTAATTTCAAATTTATAAGCTTCACTCAATCCTCCACTTAAACCACTTTGATAACTATATTCAGTTCCACCTTCTTGTACCACAACTTCTACTGTTTGTGGAACTTCATATCCACTTGAACCAGAGTTTATTGTTTGAGAAGTTGGTGATGTTTTTGTTAAAACATTTGGTACTGCCTTTTTTGATTTTGTATAAGATACAATCTTTTCAAATGATTGTGATGTTGTATTATCACCTGCAAGATATTCAATATTTAATGTTAACGAACCACTATCTTTACTAGTTTGAAATGCAGATATAGAATAGTTAGAAGTATTTGGAGATGTATCAGTTGGTGTTACATTTGTACCACTAATTGTTTTTATATCAAATGTGTTTCTATTTCGTGAATTATCTGAATCATAATCATCATGTGTAATTTGATTAGAACCAATAAACATTTGTACCGAACCACTTGATGCTGCAAATCCTCCAAGTATTTCACCGGTTGAGTTAGCTGGGAATGCGGTTGTTTCATTTGAAAGTACAAGTGAAACTGCATCAAAATTAACTACCTTGGATAATGTAATTTCATCGGTTTGGGAATTACCAAATACATCAGAACCGGTAAATGAATAAGTTACCTCATCAAAATTATTTGATGCAAATGATTGAGAAAACTGAGTTGATGAAATTGTGTATGAATCTATACCATTTACAGTTTCTACAAAATTAAGAGGAGGTCTATTACTTCCACTATTTACTTCGATTGGTGTTATCAATGAAGCTAAGTTTTTTCTTTGTGCTCTTACAGTTATACTCTGTCCACTTGGTTTTGGTGAAAGAGTTGTTGGTTCGTATATAAATTGATTGGCATTAGAAGTTACTATAAGTTGAGGTGCATTATCACCATCTTCTAATCTATATACTGTTTCAAATTCTTGAAAGTTTTCCAATGATGCAGTATAAACAACAGAACCAACGAATGGGGTTTCACTATTATCAGTTCTTGAACCAGTAAAATTATTTATTGTGACTATTGCACCTGCAGGAGTTATTGTTGTTAACTTACCTGGATATTGTGAATAATCACTAGGATTTAAATAATTACCATCAACATCAAATGCTGATGAAGCAAATGTTGTAGAACCAGTTAAATTAGAAGTACCTATTTTAAATTGTATTTGTTGTCCTTTTGGATTTTGTACCGAACCACTTGAAAATCTAAAAGCATTTCTATCTGATTCAAATGTTAAAAGTTTTGTACTTGATGGAAAATCATTTCCACCATCAAATTCTTTTGTTGCAATTACATCAACAGGTATGTAATTATTATTTACATCATAAAACTCAAATTTGAAATCAAATGTTTCACTTGCAGTTTTTCTAGGAATATCTTGTATAATAGTAAACTCATCTGGTGAAAATGATGTATCTTGTGCATTTCTTAAAGATACATTTGAAATGTACCAATCAGACCCTTGAACCTCGAATACTAATTTTGCATCTCCAGTATTTTCTGATATAATATTTTTAGTTAAAGTTTGTTGTGATTGATAAATATCAGAACCACTTATTGATAAAAAATCTTGAGTAAAGTTTGAAGAACTTAAATATGCTCTTACTTTTTTATTAGAACTATCAACTGAACCACTTACTTTTGTTTTAAAATTTAAAGTATATTCAACATCTTTTGATATTGATATTGATTGAGAAGTTATAAGTTCTTGAACACCACTTCCTGCATAATCTATTTTTACTGCTTGTGATAAAACACTTGAGTTGATTGTAGTGGGATGTGAGTTTGATGAAGTTACCCAATAATTAGATAAGTTATATGAATCAAATCTACCATAAGATATTTCAGTATCTCTTGTTGTAGTTATATCTCTAAGTAATTCAGTAGATTCTAGTTTAGCTTCTTGTACAAATTGGAAATCCCCAACAGCGTTTCTTGATTTTCTAAATACCTTAACTCTGGCAACATCACCAACAAATGTTTTTAATTGTGTGATATCAATTTTACCAAACGAACCTGTAAGTGCAGATTCACCTATTGTTTGATTTTGAATATCTTGGTATGTAACACTATAAGATTGTGAACTAAAAGATTGTACTAAATTATTTGAATCAGTAAATGGAACATCAACCAGTACTTCTCTATCGTTTAAAACTTCTATAATGTTTGGAGAATAATTTAAAGAAGATATTGTTATTGTATTTTCATCAACATCTCTATCCCAACTACCACTCGTTCTTTGTAATAAATAAGTAGTACCCGCTCTCCAATTAGAAATATCAAATGATTGAGGAGGATTCATTGGGAATCCACTTATTTCTCCTGTTTCAGTTACATTAGTTATACTTTTTGAAAATATTGGTTTTACTAATTCAGTTATACTAACAATAGGTCTTTTGTAAAACCTTACAATACTTTCATTGTTTAAGTTTTTATTTATATTAAATGATTTTTCCCATTTAACATTGTAAACACCCTTCCATTCATCAGGTACATCTGTAATTGCACCATCATTACCAATATATGTTTTTAACTCACCAAGTACTGTAATCTTACCAATACCTATTGGGGTATCTTCATAAACATGAACAGATACTAATTTTGAGTTACCTTCATAATATTCAGGCACACCACCACCTGGTTCAAAATATACAGGATTTCCCTCTACATCAAGAATTTCTATTTTTATTTCTGTTGATTCTTTTAAGAATTCAGAACCCTCGATAAGAAATCCATTCTTACCACCGGTAAATGTTTCATTAAATTCTGATATTCTAAAATACTCAGAATTAGGTAAATCATCATTTTCAAATACTTGAAAGTTTGTTAAATTTAGAAATGGTGAGAATTTTTTAATTATAGCCATATATTGTATCCAATTTACTTTATATAAATATATCGAATTATTTTTTGTTAATATATATTATATAGAAATCAATAGAACATGGGAAAATATACTACAATACAAGTAAAAAGAGAATTATATAGGGAATTACACGATTACTGCTGTGAGAATGGTTATTCTAAAAGTGGTTTGGTTGAGAGGTTAATTAAACAAAGAATTAGTAAACCTAAACCTACTAATGTACTTAGAGTTTCTAAAACTTAACTTGGGAAAATCCTTTTTCTTTTTTAATTTCAATGAGGCCATCTACTACATCTCTCATTGAATCGATATGTGAAATAATCATAACGAAATCAAACTGAGTTTTAAGATATGTAAACAACATAAATAGGGATTGTAAGTTCTCACTATCTAATGTACCAAATCCTTCATCTATCACAAGGAAATTAGGTCTTGGTAGGTTACATACATTGATTAGAGCAACTCTAATTGCTAATCCACTAATGAATCTTTCCATACCACTACACATTTCTAAACTCCATCTCTGGTCTCCATACACTAAATAAGCGTTAATGTTTTTACCATCAATTTCTAATTGCATTCCAAACTCTACGATTTGTGCTAAGATATTGTTTACCTCACCCTCAATCATTGGTAATGCCTTTTCTATTAATTCATAAGAAACACCATCCTTAGAAAGAGCATTTAAGTAGAAATCAAATAATCTACTCTGAGATTCCATATCCTTAACCTCATTGATTCTATCTTCAATAGTTTCCTTTTGGTTCTGTAATGCTGATACTTTACCATTTAATTTAAGAACATCTGTATTTACTTTTCTTAAATCATCTTTAGTAACATTCAACTTTTCTCTTACCGATTGTATATCAGTTCGTATCTCTTTATTTTTTATAATTTGTTTTTCATTCTTATAATATTCCTTTATAAGTTGTTCTTGTTGGCCAATTTGTTGTTTATTTCGTAATTCCTCAGTTTCAATTGTTGATAACTTGTTAATAAGTTGTGATATCTCTCTATCAATCTTATCTTCTTTATCTTTTGCCTCTAAGTAATTTTTCCACTCATCTTTATATCCTTTCAAAGAATCAATCACTAACATCAACTCTAATCTTATATTATCATTATCGGTAAATAACTCTTGGTATTGAGATATATCAGCTTCTACTTTTTCTTTTTGTTGTAGAATAGTTTCAGAGTTTTCCATACAAATATCACACTCTTCATTATATTTGTGTTTATCTAAATGGTCTTTTCTCTCATATAAAGAATCTTTTTTAATATTGATTTTTTCAATTGTAGATTCAGTATCTCTCAATTTATCCTCTGCTATTTTTAAATTACCAATACCATTTTCTAATTCTTCTTCATCAAATTTATCAACGATTTCATCTAAAGTGATTTGTAATTCTTCTCTATGGGTAATTCTATCTTGTGTAGATTTTTTATCCGATTCAATTGTATCTCGTTTCGTTTCGAGTAATTTTAATCGTTTTTCAAGTTCTTCAATAGATACTCCACTATCTGCATTTAACTTTACAATCTTTTCATTTAGAGATATAATCTTTTTATTTAAAACTTCTTCTTCATCTCGAAGAGCTTTTTGGTTCATCTCATAAAGTTTGTACTCGTTTTTATTTGATTTTAAATCAGTGTCGATTTCCGCCAATTTTGTCGTAAAATCATCGGACTTGAATTTTCTGATAAGTGTTGCATTATCTCTATTCTCATCAGCTGCCTTCTGATATAGTTTATCAAAGATGTTTACACCAATGAATTGAGAAAGTATTTCTTTTCTTTCTGATTGTGATTTATCTATAAAGAGTGCATTGTTTCCTTGTAGGGATAGTGCAGTTAGAACGAAATCCTCGAACTTACCTAAGTACTTTTCAATCTCTTTGTTTGTATCTTTTCGTTGTTCACCATTAAGTGATTCTATAACTCCATTGTTATCTCTCCAAAAATCTACATCTACTTTTACTGATGTTGCTTTTCTAACATATTTGGCTCTTCTTTCAATATAGTAGTTAATACCATCTATCTCGAAGTTGAACTTACAATAGAAGTTTGTCTTACGGTTATTAATGATGTTTTTAGAGATGTTTGTACGAGAAGTCTTATCGTAGATACAAAATGATAATGCATCGAAGAGGGAGGATTTACCTGAAGCATTAGGAGCAAAGATACCAACGATACCTTGTGCTTTATCAAACCTTACTTTATTATCCTCACCATACGAGAACATATTAGAAAACTGAAACTCTTTCGGTGTCCATAATATATTACCCATTTGACCAGATTCATCTATATGTGAATTCAATTCTGAGTTTATTTCTGCTATCCTATCTAATTCATCATCTTCTAAAAGATATTGTCTTTCTAAGTAATCTCTTATGAGTTGGTTTTGGAATGTTTCATTTTTAACATCACCAACTATATTTTTGTTTACCTTTTGATTTGTTTTTAATTGTCCGATTGTATCGGTTCTAGTTACAGTAACTTCAGCAACTTTGAATAACTTCTTTAGTTCAGTTATTCTTCTTTTCATATCAGAAGCTTCTGTCTTTGTAAATCGTAATCTTAATCTTGGATACTTTGGAAGTTTAGTACCAACTTCATCATATACCCATTGAGGTATCTTACCATCAACTACATCTACTGTTAGAAATCCATAATCATTATGTAGATGATGTTCTGTAAAAGTTCTTGTAGGAATATCCCAAAGTAGATATCCATGATTTTCTAGTAACTCACCATGATTCTGTTGAACCATAGAACCAGCATATGCAATATGTTCATACCCTTCACCAAAAGTTTGTCTTTTGTGAATATCACCCAACATGGCCATATCGAATCCATCAAACATATCTACTTGAAATGAGTTTGAAGAAACGGTATAGCCGATATCTGTTTGAGCTTTGTTTACCGGTCCATGAAAAAGACAGATTGTATTTTCTCCATCAATGGTATTTCCTTTAGGCCAATTCTCCTTGTTATCCAATATAGAATAGACAACAAAAGTAAGATTGTGGATATTGTAAACACCAGTATCACGAAGATAATGAATTCTATCGTTTCCAAGATTTTGGATAATAGGTGTGAGTACATCGAGTCTGTGTGAATTATTTAAGTTACAATCATGGTTACCTGTGATTAATACAGTTTCTCTTAACTTAGCACACTCTGTAAGAAACCAACTTATTTCGTGTACGAGTTCTGGTGACATCTCAGTTTTTGCGTGAGCAATATCACCAGCAATATAGATTAGAGAATCCTCTATATTGTCTTGTTTAACTTGTTTTAAGAATTTTTTGAATACTAATCTGTATTCCTTGTGCCTTTGGAGATTTCTAATATGTAAATCTGCCAAATGGTAAACCTTATTTATTATCATAAACCTTTTAACTTTTGTGATATAATATCACCGAATCCTGTTTTCTTAGATTCTTTTAATTTATTATTTACTTCTGTGAACCCCATTTCAGATGCATCTTTATCTGTGGGTTTAATATTTTTTGTAGTGATTCCTTGATTTTGGAATTGCATAGTATAACGTAACGCTTGTTCTTGAGCATCTTCATCTAATAAGATGTTTATAGAAGATACTCCATTTTTAAATATAGCATCATTTAATTTTTTAGGAACAAACTTACCCAATATAGGAATAGAATTTCTTTTAACTGCCATTGCATCAAATACACCCTCTACTAAGGTAATTGGCTCATTCCAATTTATTTGATTTTCAAACATTATAACATTTTTTGAAACTGGTGGATTTTTGTATTTAAACTTTTCCTCAGAATGTACAGACCTCGCGATGAAGTAATTGAGTCTATTATCCAAATCATAGGAAGGAATAATAATCCTATTAGAATACATACCACCATCACAATACCCAATATTATATTTAGTAATATCTTCTTTAGTAATACCTCTATCTTCAGCATACTTAAGAGCCTTTCTGTACACAGGATTTATTTTACCCTTTGGTACTTTTAGTAATGATTTAAATTCACTTGGTAATCGTAACTCTACCTTTTCATCTTCAGTATCTTTACTATAAACTACATAATCATCTCCATAGATTTCGTACAATTTCTTTAATTTACGAGAATCTACATGAAGTCTCTTAAGTAATCTTTGTATTTTTCTTCCTTTTGCATCACAAACCCAACAATGCCAATATTGTGTTTTTAAGTTAACTTGTAACTTTTTCTTGTGATGATGACAAAATGGACAATAGTGTGCCTGTTCATCATTTTTCATAGATGTACCAGGCCCCAAAACATCATTTAATATATTAATAACTTCTTGTTTCTCGTGATGTGAGAGCATAATTACACTTTTAACAATACAAATATACGAAATTATTCCGTAATTTCCAAGTCTTTTCTAAAAAACTTTCCTAATAGGTTATCATTTAGAGATAATTTATCAGCAAGTACGTTATGAGAAAACTGTTCCTGTAACTCATAATATGTTAATGCCTTCTTAGTTTTACAAAATCTAAGTATCCTTAGTTCTAATCTATCATTTATTTCTCCTCTAGGTTCTTGTTCCATAGATAAAGTGTTCGAATGAAACCATAATTGTACTGAGGCATTTGATGAACGATAATCTTGCCACTTAGATTCTTTTATCACCTTTCTTTTTCTTTTGTAACCTTTTAATGGTGGTAAAGTTCTATGTGAATATAAGGATTTTTTTCCTATATAATATTGACCAGTTTGGCCATTTGTAATCTTGTATATAAATCCGATAGTCCCCTCGGGCATATCTGATATTTCTGTTATTGGTCTTCCGTTAAAATTCCATCCCATAGTTAAAAATCTTGAAATCATTATAATACCTCTCTCTCACCCACTCCTTCATCCACTCTTCAGAATAATAATATTTGTAATATTTTTCCTGGTTTAAGTTTGGATGATTGTTGTGTATTGGATTATTATTTAGATGTGGTAACTTTTCTTTATAATTAAGTTTTTTAAATAACACAGCGGTATCTTCTAATAAGTTTTCATATCTTCCTATAAAAGATACTTCTTTAGTATTTGTTTTTCCTTCGTTAATATAATAACTTTGAGGTATAATCCATGTATCGTTTTGATTTATTGTTTCAGTAAACTCACGAAAATTACTTGAATAAATACCTTTTCTAACTCCATGTTGCCATGCAGACATCAATCGTGTAAAAGGATTCCTTACTATTGTAAATATAAAATATTCATTATCTGGAACTGCACGTATAGAATCATGTGAAGTATATATTTCCACAGATTCCTTAGTTAGTAATACTTTGTTAATTGATGTTCCTCCGGTTTTAGGGACATGAATAAATGCCCATTTTTCAGAGTGATTTAGAAGTAAACTCAAAATTAATTGATTTAAGTTATTTTATTGTATCTGAGTACTTTTTCAGATTCAATTTACCACCTCTTGCTTGTGCAAGTGCCTTATTATCTTTGTGTAATTTGTTTTGATTATCAGCAGATATCGGTGTTTTATCTTTTCCTTTGTCCGCAAGTTTTGCGAATTCGGACTTGTTGTATAAATCTTGTATTGATGCCATATTAGTATCTCCTTGTTATTATATAAATATAGATTAAGTATCGAAACGAACAATAAAGTTCATATCATAATCTGGTAAATTCTTTATTGGTTTAGGTAATTTAGCAACCGCAATCATATTATTATCATCATCATATAAACCAATTGTTGTAATAAATGGTGCTAAATAAGAACCAGTTGGGTCTATTGATGCAGATGTATGATAATCATCCCAACTACCACTTACTGATGGTAGATGTGAACCTGTTATTGATGATTTTAATTTTATATCCCCTACCTCTTTAATCTTAACAGTTTCCGCTGGTTTAACATTTGGTATAGCTGTTGTTGTAAAATCATATGAGTTTGTTAATACAACATCTACAGCAGATGGACTTTGTGAAGTGTTAAATTCACCAGCCTTAGAACTTACTAAAACTTCTGTTTCGTAAATTGTTTTAGTACTTCTATATTCTAATGAATAACTTGTAATTAATTCAGTTAAAACTATCAAACCATCTTCATAGAAAATATTACCAAATTGAGAAGCATCGATTGATAGTCCATCGAAATCTAATACTTCAGATACTTTCATTAATCCTGCTTGTAAATCAAATGAAACTATATTTACTACATCTGTATCTGTACCAAAGGTTACTGTCATTTCACCTGATTCTAAATCGGTTGGAGAACTAGGGTGTATTGTTCCAGTAAATACCTCACCATCGTTATCACTTATAGTAATTTGACCTAATTCAAAATCAATACTTGTAAGAGTATATTCAGGAACACTTGAAAATATATTACCACTACCATCATCACTATAAATACTATCATTATCGTGATTTACTATTTGAACTGATTTAGATTTTATAGCTTCACCATATAATTCTTGAGGAACTGCAATGGTATAAATAGTATTAGATATCTTTCTTTCTGCACCAAGATTAGATAAATCAGAAACTCTACCAAATAAAGTAATGGCAGTTGCATCTGAATTATAAAATTTAGAATTTATGGAATTCCAAAGAGAATAATTATCACTTCCATAACTATTTGAAGCAGATACAACAGCATAATCAGAATTACTTAAAGACCATTCTTTATAGACCTTAAAGTTTCTTTTACTTATATTCGATTTTGGTATAGTTTTTAACATACAAAGGTTTCTCCTCTATATAAATATATTGAAATAAAAAACCCCACTCGTGGTGGGGTTATTTAAAATTATAAGTTTATAGATTAGAAATCAAGTTTTACTTTGATTAATACTTCCTTATCAAATGATTTTGGAACTGGTTGTGATGTTTTAGCCACCGCAATAAGTTCGTTAGCATCACTATATAATCCAACTGTTGTAATAAATGTTCTTGGGTCTTTTTCAAAAGTTGATTCTGCAAAAGAATTATCTGAACCAGTTACGAATGTTGGGTTATTAGAATAATTATATTCTCTGTTTGTTGCTCTTACGAAGTAATGTGAAGTAGAAACGTTTTCTGTTCTTCTTGCTTCAAAATCATTACCACCTTTAATTGCATTGTGTAATAAGAAATGATTTTTAGCTTCTGCATTTACTGCCAAAGAAACTGATGCATTATCTGCATTATTTTTATCAATTGATGTTCCTATTAAACTATGAACAGCAGTTGGGTTAAGAACAACTAATCCTTGTTCTGGATAGAATAAACCTAAACCTTGACCATTTGAAGCCGTAAGTGAGTTTACAGTTGCTGCATTTTCTGTTCCTAAATTAAGTGAACCACTACCTACATTAAATACTCTTCCTGCCTTTCCAACAGTATCATCAAATTTCTTACCACTATCATCAATTAATGTAGAGATTCCAGCAGAACCACTAAGTTTTAATGACCAGTTTCCTGCATCCATTTTCTCTTTGTAACGGGCACGAGCTACATTGATTACATAGATACTATCGGAATCGTGTGTTCCAGCTGCAGATGAAGAAAAGAATGTAAATTTACTATCATCTTGGTCTAAAAGAATTGATTTGTATTGAGCATAAGTTGCTTTAGATGCTAATGTAGATGAATCAGAGTTTGCTAATGATATAGAACCCTTTCCTTCTCTGTGTCCATAAGCAACTGCATATTGTATTGCTGCTGATGAATCAGATGATGGATTTTTATCATATACATTTAAGTAATAGTTTGAACTTGCTGCTGATGCCTGAGTTGATGAAGTAAAGAAAGTATTTAAACTTCCAGTATCTCCACTCCAAAGACCAGTAGTAACAACTTCTACTTTACCTGTAATTTGGTCGAATTCTCCAAATCTCTTATAGATACCATTGGTGATTTGTCCACCACTTGCACCTAATTTATCACCACCACTTAAGTATTGGTTAATGATTTCTGTTAATTGTTCAGAAGTAAGGTTACCTTGATTACCGGATAAATAATTCGATAATTCTGCTGATAAATTTACTCCTGCTTGTCCGTTTATTTGTGCCATTTTATTTTCCCCTTATTAACTAGATACATATGTTACTGTTACAGGAATAGTTTGTGAACCACCTGTTTCGTTACCATATACTGTAATTGTTGATTTAATTGTTGCCGTTATATTAGGATTAGGAATAAACGTAAATGTTAATCCTGTTTCAATTGCAGCGGTTGTTGTAATTTCATCACCTAGGAATGAAGGTACTGTTCCTGCTGAGTTTGATAATCCTGTACCAACGATTGAACCAGCATTCTTGTTAGAAAGAATGATAGTATATCCACTCTGAGTGTTACCACTTGGTGAAGTTGTTGGTGTAAGTGAAACCTGTCCACTTTCTTGGTTTACTGATATTGAAGGGATACCAAATTCTACTTTAGGAATTTTAGTTGTTCCTTTTGGTAAAGTTACTAATTTATATCTTAGTACTTGTGTTTCATCTGGTGATGCTTCAGTAATCGGAATTGCTTTAATTGCCGAATCATAATAAGCACTACCTTTTGGATGTGCTGGTTCATAAAGGGTATAATCTACCTCGTCATCGCCTAATGCGAACTTGGTAATGTTTAAACCTTGTCCAGCTGCTAATTTCTCCCTACCCTTCTTTGTAAGAATAGCATCTACTGTGATTTCGGTATTATCTAAATAAGCCATAATTTAAATTCCTTGTTGTTGTAATGTTGTTATTCAATATATAAATATAACTAAATTATAAAATCGGTTATTCTACTTCTAAAATCGGTTCTCCACTTCCTCTACCACTATCAGAAACTTTTAATGTATTCGGATTAGTTGTAAATGAAACAACAGGTGAACCACCATCTATTGTAGTTGCACTTGTTTGTTTTGAACCATTAAAAAATGAATTTTCCATACCACTTGTCAAATCTCCTGTGTTTCTATAATGTGTTGGGAAATATCCATTTAATGGAGTAACTGCTACCACATCTCCACTTACAGTTGGGTCTGATGATTCATTTCCATCAGAACCAGTAAATGGTAAAATATTTACTTTATATCTATGTTGTGTTGTTGATACAAATTGTCTTCCTTTTGAAGAATCATTTGAATCTATATTTTCTGGTATATCAATACTATATTGTTCTTTTAATAAATGTACTTTAACTCTATCTTTTATAATATTACCATTTACTAATCGTGAACGAATAGAAACAGAACCATCTCCAAATAAACCAAATCCAGCAACAGATAGTGAATCCATTTCCATTCCAATTTGTTGATAAGCCGTTGAATCATACTGTCCTTGTACTGAGCCTGTTATCTGTGCATTAATGTTTATTTCAATTCCTCCCATAGTAGAACCTGAATTTATTGTCATAAATCCTTTTTGTTCTCCATCATCGGTAAATGAATATACACCAGTTAATCCTTGATTTTCTGCTACTAAATTTAAATCATTTTCTGCATTTATACTACCTGAATATTGTGGATTAGTTCCATATAAATTTACATCTTCATCTACATCTAAACTCGCAGAATATTGTGGATTAGTTCCTCCTATTTTTACATCATCTTTTATTTTAATAGAAGTTTCATGATAATTTTCATCACCACTTGGTTTTTTCCATTGTGTTTTACTTCTTTCAAGAATATGTGGTTCTATTAATAATCCACTAGAAACTTTGGCTCTAGCAGGTACTAATGATTCCAATACATCGAATAATGATTTATCAATATATCTTACAAGTTGTATATACTCATAAATGTTTAGTGAGTATCTATCAAAATAATAATTTCTTAAATCTTTTAATTTTTTATATTCACCCAAGTATTCATCTCGTGGGTCTCCAATATAGTTATCAATATTGAAATCACCAAGTGAACGCAATATATCCATATTTATTTCTTTTGTTGGAGAAAAGAAGAATCCTAGTTTATTTGAATCTATTGGTGCTTGGTCAAATGATTTCTTAGTTGCTCTAGTTTTGTAATTTAAATCAGATACTAATGTTTGTGTTTCAAATCTAACTTTATTTCCAACACTAAATCCACTTGATGGAACAGTAGCGGTTACATCTCTATCATATGGAGTGTATTGATAAGGATACGATGCTTGATTAGTAAATCCACTTGCAACCGATGATGTTGCATATGTTCTTATTAAAGAAACATTTTTTATATCAACATCTCCACTTGTGTGTCTGTTTTTTGGATATTCAAAATCATTTCTAAATATCAAATCTTCAGTAGATGATGATACATGATTACCATCAATTGCATCAGGTAATAAAGCATGATTATCAATTCTCGATGAAGATAATGGAGTTTTCCATAATCTAAATTCATCAAAGTTGCCATTAAAAGAAGTTGAACCAATTTTTATTTCACTACCACTTGTCCACGCTTTTGTAGAGTTAAGTGTTGTACTTAAATCTGTTCTCAATCTTTCTTGGAATCCTTCTTTAACATATAAGTTAAATGAATCTCCCCCAGTACTACCAGATGTTCTTGTTATTGCAAGGTTTACATAATCTCCATTGAATAATGGGAATGTATCAGTAGAACTAGAAGCACTACCCACAATAAGTTGTGCTTTGGCAAGTGAACCAGTATCTTTAAGAATATTAACTGACCATTGTGAACCACTTATTATTTGCTGGTTTTGTTTTGTTGTTGTACTAATTCTAAATTCTACTGTATTTGGAAATTGTGAATTACCACTATATTGTTTCCATGGTACAGTTATAGCAGCTGCTCCACTTAAGTTTATTGATGCCGTTCTATCTTCAAATGTAAATTTACTTGTACCACTTTGAGTTGGGTCTTTTGGCCCACCAAATTCCATTATTGTTAATAAGGATGCTGGTACTCCATAACAACTTAATGCAGCATGTACAGCTCTTTTAGTACCTTTATTTTTATATAAGTAAGGTAAGTTATTTAGTAATCTTCTCCATACTTCATTTTGTCTATCCTTACCACTCATTGATGATACTGTTGTACCATCTGAATGTTTACCAAATGCATATTCCCACAAGAATTGTGATTGTACTCCCATATCAGCATCCCAACCAAGAGATTCCAACATATGATATACAAGTTCACTTGATATACCAATTTCTTTTTTGTGTTCTGTTTTTTTAGATTGAGATACTCCTCTGATATAAGTCCATATTGTATCAAAGTGTTGTCCAATCATATCAAAGAAAAGAACATATTCACTATTTTTAAAATCATCAGTAACATGAGCAGGTAGGTTATAACTCAATCGTGATGTATTCTGTTTATCAAATTCATGTGCACTAATAACCGCACTATCGTACCAACTTGTTACTATAGCATCACTAGATGTTATTGCAGTTCCATTTACATTAAAAGGATATGTCCATGAATTTGCATCATTTGTTGTAAACTCAGATGATGAAGTGAATAAGAATTTTTCAAATGAATCAAATCCTCTTTTTGTTTCATTTATTTTATTTAATTGAGAATTTGCTTCATTTAATACAGATAACGAACCTGTCCATCCTGCAATACCTGAACCTGATGTTAGTTGATTATATCTATATTCATAATTTTGAATTAATTTTACTTTATAAACAAAGTTTTCTACTCTTTCCTCAGCAGATGAGTATTTTACAAAATCTTTCCAATTATATTCTTGTATTCCTGTTTCTTTGATTATATTTCCTGAACCAGAGTACTCTTCAAAAAGGTCTGTTGAACTAGATACAAATGAAATATCAAGTTTATCTTGTGTAAAGTTAGAAGAAGATACAAATTGATTAACCAAATCACTAGATGTAGTTGAACCACTTGTAATTAAATCATCAAGAATTTGATATCCAATATCATCACTTACATCTAAATCAAAATTAGGAGTAAGTGGATTACATACTTGTATAGAATTATCTACAATAGTAATCTGGTCTATAATTGGTATAGATTGTATTTTAGAAAGCCAAATAGAATCATTTACATTAACTGTTTTATCTAATGGTTCATATAATTTTAATACTACTGTTTTTTCTGTTGATACCTTAACATCTTTATTAATATCTTCCTGATATTCGTATTTAGAAAAAGTTTCTTCATCAATTCCCCAAGTTGAAACTAGTTCATTATTACCATTTCCTAAATGTAAGTAATGAGTTAAGAATTTAGATTCATCTGATTTAAGGGAATCAACATCTACATCAGCTAAAAAGGCTTTTCTTAAATCAGCAATCAATGTACCTCTTCTAAGTTTTAAGTCTCCTTTATCAAAAGTAATATTTATTTTTTCATACTTACCTTCTGTTACTTCATTACCTTCAAGGTTAGTTGGAATAAGTACTAAACTGAATTGTACTTTATCTATATTCTCTTGTGGTTTATTTTTTAATTTATTTAATACATCACCTACCTTAAACTCTGCTATTCCTGATGGTTCAAATTGTCCTAATAAGTTTGAATCTTCTTTTTTATCAATATAAATCTTAACAAAGTTAGTGTTTACTGATTGCCAAGATATTTTGAAAGGAACATCATATTCTTTAAAATCAGCTCCCTTTATATTTTGTGGGTAGTTAATATTTGTAATATCTGGTCCTTCTAATACTTCTTCACTAAATACATTTATTGTAATTTTAGCATATTCACCAGTTCCACCCTTTTCAGATATAGGTTGTAGATATAGTTCATATAATCCCAATCCATTTATAAAATCTTCTTTATTTAAAACAACCGAACCTGATTTATCGATTCTTCTTTCTGTTTTTCCTAAAGTAAATCCAACATAATCAGCATATGCCGTTGAGTATGGAACTTTTAAGCTAATACCAGCCGCAATATTATATTTAAGATTAGTTAAATCAACTTTAATAAGTGGAGTACCATCTTGAGCTACATCTACGATTGGTTTTGATTCTATAAATACTTTAGTTAAACCAGAAGTTAGTGGTATCTTAGTATCGTATGTTGTTAAAGTTCTAGCGTCTTTTCTATCAGGATAAGTTATAGTATATGATATTCTATGTTTTGTTACATCTCCTTTATGAAATAATTCAATATAAGAAGTTGCATTTTCAAACCCATCAGTACCAGGTTGTCTTAATTTTAGTAAATCATCTTCTTCAAGAAGACCTTCAGTTCCCCAAGAGGTTCTAAAACCAACAAGACCATTGAATGCAATATCTGCTTCCATTTCTATATCAATAGGTGTTGGGTCAGGTATTACAACTACATTTTTAAATTGAAAATCTAAATTAGCAGCAAATACTTTTTGTGAAACAACTAGATTTTCAACTGGTTTGGTTGATGGTTGTTCAACCCACCTACCATCTATTCTTTTTTCTATTAAAAATTCGTAAAAACTAAACTTAGTACTACCAAATGAAAATCTTGGTAGTGGTTTTGGTTGTGGTTTTATAAATGGTTTTGTAAATCCAAGAAATAAATCATCTCCTCTAACTGCAAGTTCTTCACGCCCATCAAATCTAAAATTAGTATTAAATTGTGGTTTTATTTGGTCAAACTTTAAATAATCTTTAGTAATAGGAACATAGTCTAGTTGAACATCTTCAGGTACTAGTGGTTTTATTTCTTTAACTATACTATTTAATTTAGAAGTAATTCTATATGAATCATCTGATATTTGTTCACCTCTTTTTACAGTAACTATTACTGGTTTAATACATTCTTTTGCATTTAAGGATATTTTTTTAGATGAAGAATTAAATTCTGTATTTTTTGAATTAAAAAGAACATCAAATCCTTTTTTATTAGAAGATGTACTTAATAATATAGTTGCATTTTGGGTTTTTATTGGCGGTTCATATTTACATACAGAATTATTAGCAGTAGTTGCTCGTGGATTGTAGTTAATCGCAGTTCTATCCATACACCCACTAATAATAGGAATATCTTTAGTAGGAGAACCTACTCCACCACCTCCACCAGAATCTAAATTATCAGACAGAACATCATCGACAATATCATTTTGTCCTCCAAATCCTAAATCTGAATTTGGATTATATTGTTCATCGAACTGAAATATTTTCCTTTTAATCGCCATGTTTATAAATATCCTACCCTACTTTTTATCTGTATTGTTCTATGTTTAAATTTTCTCTATCTATTACTACATCATCTTGACCAGGAGTTGGTATATTTCTACCACCACCTCCACCTCCACTACTATTAGTGGTATTAGTTGATGTTGTATTAGGTGATGATGTACTTCCACATACACCCCTTCTTGTTATTTTTAATCCTGATATTTGTGTTACTGTTCCTTCTTGAGCACAAACTATAATACTATCGCCAGGTAAAAGTGCAGGAAACTGTACAAGTTGTCCTACTTGATTTTTATATGTTGAAGTTATTGTTTGGCCTGTTCCTCCTCGACCAGATGCTAGTTCAAAATTTGATATCAAACTAGTATATCCATATTCTGAAGAACCCTGTCCTCTAAAAGATTGATTCTCTATGAGGTTAGGTCTGATAAATGAACTTTCTCCTGAATTACTTATATTGGTTATACTATATTCTACTAAAGAAGGAGAAGTATCTATTTCTCTTATTTTTGGAACTTCTCTAACATCATCATTTAGTCCAAATTTTATTTGTCCTACATCGTGTGTAATTTCAAATGAATCAAATTCTACTCCTGATTGTGTACCTGCACTTACTCCATTTAATTTCCACTTTATACTAGCGGTAGAAGACCAAACATAATAAGTTTTAGTTACACTCTGAATAATTTCTTCATATCTACAACTACCATCACTTTCGGTAGCCAGACTATTATAATTTATTGCAGATGGGTCTGTACATCCTAATATAACAGGCTCTTCTTCTTTATATCTACATGAACCATCTTCTGTATTGGCAGATGGATTAAAGTTTTCTGCAGATGGGTCTGTACATCCTTTTACTTCAGCATCAATTGAATCTGGTTCTGTTGCAGAATATATAGAATTAGATGTACTTGATTTTAATATATTTTTTAAAGCATCTATTGTTATCTGTTCTTCTTTAGAAAGAATATTATCTTTCTGTATATCTCGTTTTGGTAAATAATATTCTAAAGAATTTATTAATGCAGTTTCTGCAATTCTTTTTATTTCATCTACTGATAATTCAACACAATCTAATTTTTCTTCAGAAGGCTTTCCATAGTTAGTTGAACTAATACTCCAATTTAATCCTTGTACAAAATACTTAAGAGATTCAATCCATTTATCTTTTACTTTTAATACAAATTCATCAAAGTTAGATATTTTAAATTCTTTCTTAATTAAGTTAATATATTTTGTACCATCTGTTTCTTTTCCTTTAGATAGTAAAATATATTGTTTTATTTTTTCTACACTACATGAATCAACATATTCTTGTATAGTATAAATTACATCATCTCTAAATGAAGATTCATTGGTAAAAATAGAATATCTTTTTTCTAAATCCTCATTTAATGAATCTCTTCTAATTGGTAAAATTCTAACTTCTGTTCTCGATGGTGAAATTTCATGTATCCACATTTTATTAGATTCAACTTCCTCAGTACCAACTCTTCTGTTTAATAAAGTTATTTGTGTTTTAAAACTACCATTTGAATATCCAGCATCTTTAATTAATCTTTCTAAGTCAACTACGAATTCTTGTGAATCTTTTGTATTCTTAGTAAAAGAATTAGTTGGTAAAGTTAAAAAATATTCTTTTGATTTTTCATCATCTAAATATATGTATCTTACTAACTTACCAGTATCACCTTGTGGCAATTGATTATTGTTTATATCATATAGTATAAATTCAATTACATCAGCACACCCCAACCCAAAGTTAGATTTAGATATTTCTTTTTCAAATACCTTTCTATCTTCGGAATCAACTAAGTATCCTTTCCTATCTACAATATTTTTAAAATCTTTTATTGCCATAATTTATTAATTACCTTTTCCACCACTTCTTAATTTTCTATAAAATCTTCCTAACATATCAAACGTTGTTCCATCTATCTTTAGAGTAATTTTATCATTGAATTTTTTTCTTCTTCCTTTTGGTGAAGATACATTTCTAACTTTAGTTGCAGTTAATGTTACTTTACCAGGAGTACTACCACTTCTTGCTGGTATTGTTCCTGACATTTTACTAAAACCAATCCATGGGTCATCATGTCCACCGGCATCAGCTACAACAGTAAAAGAATATGATACTTCTTTTTCATCATTGAAGTTGAAAAGTTCTAAATCATTACCATTCGCCCAACCACAACTTTTTCTATTTGACCTAAAGTAGAATGTTCTTCCTTCATCAAGTTTTTCTTGGTCTCTAACATTATTTTCTGGTATCTTCCACGCATAATCACCTTCTTGTTTATATGAATTAGGAGGTCCACTTAATGAACGTAATATAGCAGTTTCTTCTTGTTGTGCCTCTTCAGCCGCTTCTGCCGCTTGTAAACTTTCTACTATTCCTTTTTGAGCTTCAAGTAATTCCTTCAAGGTATATTTTTGAGCTTGTAAACCTCTAACTTGTGCAGCCAAAGAAACTCTTTCAATACCCTCTTTCGTACCTTTTATAATTGCAGTTGAAAAATCTCCAAGTAAATCTGAATATCTTGCATTTGTTTGAGCTGCTTCATTTTCTGCCGCAGATTGTTGTAATTTCGCAGAATCCAATTCTTCTAATGCCAAATCTAATTGAGATTTAAGGCTTTCTATTTCAGATTCTAATGTTGATATTTGTAAATTTAATTCTCGTATTTCATCTTGAGCTGCATCATATTTTTCTTGTAAATTATCATATCTTGATTTTAAGATATAATCTTTTTTATTTAATTTACGTTTTTTTATTAACTCATCTACCTTTACATCAATTGCCTTTTTTAATTCCTCTTCATTATATTTAGGTTTTACTAAATCAGCTGATGTTTCTCCTCCATATGATTCTTGCTCTACTTTTATAGGAATTTGCTGTTCGTTTAATTCTTCTTTTAACTTAGGGGATATTGGTTTGGATTTTTTTATCGGCTTAGTTCCAAATGGAACTTCTTTTTTCTTTTCATCAGGTCTGATTTCTTTACCATCTATTTTATTGACAAGAATATGTCCTTTCGTATCTCTACGAACTGCCTTTGAACCCTTTTTGACAAGTTCATCAATTCTAAATTTATCCTTTAAAGCCATCTCTTTACTTTTCTACTGTAAATGTTAAATCTTTATCACTAAAATATTCTACCACTCCACTTCTTACAGTTTTTATTTCAATATAGTAATCTCTATTATATTCAAAGTTATTTAAATTTAATTTAAAATAGTTACCGATTGCATCACAACTAACCTTTGTATAGTTATCGTTAAATGGTACTACTACTTCACCTGTTACTATATCTTTAATTTGATAATAAGTGGTTGATGGTAAATACTTTACATCAGTATAAGCATACTCGTTGGTGTAGGTTTTAAGAGGATATTTCTCTCTTCCAAAAACTCTAATTGTAGGTTTACTTCCTCTTTTATATACTGTTTTTAGTCTTTTAAATGTTACATGAATATCATCGGCAGTTAATGCACTAAGAGAACCAGTTATAAATGATGAATCATCCCAACCAATTCGTAACTTAGGTTGGTATATAGTATTTGTTTCTTTTGAAAAGAATTTTAATTGGCCATAATCAACTGTATCATTTTCTTTAACCGAATCGTGTTTTAGAATCCAACCTTGATTTGGTATAGTACCAGCAATCCAAGAAGTAATCGAAGGTAATACATTCATACTAATATCACTTGTTGAATATGAAAACTCTTGAGATGATGATGAGCCTGTGTACCAAGTTCCTCCCTTTCCATTAAACGAACCAGTCGTTCCACTTGCAAATCCATTTCCTAACCAATTAGTAGTTGTTGTTCTTTTGTTCCAACTACATCCATCAGTTGATATATCATCAAATCGTGTTCCGATTCCCACATCCCAAGATTGAGAAATAGGATATGCATAAATTGTATAATCAGTAGGAATTTCACTTCCTTCGCTTTCGTTAAGTATTAAATGAGCCGAACTCATTGTTACTTCACCACTTGCAATAGAAGCAGATAATGGAGTGGTATCTATTTTAATTAACGTATGAGCTACATCTTTTAAGTTACCATAATAAGTTTTAGATATTTCTAATATCTCATCCCTACCTGTATTTTGAGTAGGTTGTTGTAAATAAATTGTTGAATCTTTTGATGCTGTTACGAAATAATACATTATACAACCCTCCCTTTTATATCCTTGTTTGGAAATTTAATCTCAAACACAGAAGGGTCTACTGATGGATATACCATCTTACCTTTTGTTGCTTGTGATATATTATATGAATTTGTAGAGTAACTTCCATTACATTTATTAGTAATTTCACATTTAGGTACTGATTGTACTCCCTCTACTCCTGCCAATAATAATTCTATTTCAGATATATTAATTGCCATATTGAAAGTCCAATTATCGATATTAAAATATTCTTTAAGTTCACCTATACACTTAGTAAGAACTTCTCTTTTGTTATATCCACCATAAACTCTAATTTCAAAATCAACACCTATGTTGATTATATAACCATCTATAATATTAACACCATCGGTTAACATTCTGTATTCTCCTAGATATGTTTTTAAGTTTTGTTTGATTGCAGTATTACTTGTTAATCTTTCCAAATTCTTATTAGAATTATATCCAAGAATATATAAGTTAATTGCAAATGGATTGTTTTTTTCAGTTTGATTATTTGTTTTACTAGATAAAAACTTTTTTACTTCATTTTTTATTTCTTGTTGAGATAACTTTCTTTCTCCAAGTCCTGTTACTAAACTTGTAAACTCTTCCAATGAATCAGGATTAGATAATATTGATGTTGGTGAGTTATTATCAAGTTCTCCATCTGGTGCACAATATGCTTTTGCAATTCCACCAAATTTAGCTGGCATAGAAAGTGCTCTTACTTGATAATCTTTTCTTGTTACTGCTCTGTTTTGTGAACCAAAGTTTGCAAGTGAGTTTTCTCTAATTTCTTCAATCGTTTCTGCACCTCTACCACCTGTAGCAGGTACTTCGTTTTCTACAGCAACTGATTGTTTACCTTTATTATATAGTTTTAGTTCAGTTGGTGTAAACAATGTAGAATCATCATCATATTGAATTTGTGTAATACTAGTTAAATCTCCTTTTTTTACATTCGATTCAACTCCTCCTCCAATTAAGTATCTAACTGTTAGTGTTGTATTTGAAGGTGCTTGACCATATGATTTAGTTTTTAAGAAATTAGCTGGGTCAAATGAAGCTCCTAATTTATCTATTGATGATTGTAACCCTAACCCAACATTTTTAAAATTTGGTATTAGTGTTTCATCGTTTGTTGCAGTACCTCCACCAAATATAATTGTAGTTGTATTATCTGCATTTACTTGTGTTGTAAACCTTCTTGAAGTTTTTAATAATTTTAAAACACTTGGTACTGAAGCAGAATGTTGTTTTAAATCTTTATCATATTGTTCTGTATTTGGGTAATCAACATAAACCATCTCTTGTGCCAAATAAGGAACTTGATACCATTTGTTTCCATTAGAATCTCGTACATCAAATATATCTATTACATTTTTATCTGCAATTTGTATTTTTGAAAAATCTTGAGCTGAACCGAATTGTACTTCAACTTCTTTGATTCTAGCAGATATTGCATTAACTTTTTTCTTGATTAGATATTGAGCCGGCTCATTAGTACCATCAACTCTTCGATACACACTAACTTCTCTTTCACTATCATCATTGAAATCTATAGCTTCACTTGTTCTAAATGTTACTCCTTCTTTTGATTCGATTACCATTCCTTGTTTTATTCTTAACGCATATGAGTAATCAGGTTCAACTTTACCCTCACCAATAGATTTAGATGGTACAAGTTGATATATAGATAATTTAGTTAGTGCAGGATATGTTACCTTTGGTTGATATCCTAGGTATTTTGCTAATGCTAATACATTTTCTTCATCTTGAGCATATAACATCATTGATTCTTTCAATGTGTCATCTGTATAGTAAGATAGAGAATCTCCAATAAAAGATGCCATTTCAATGAACATCATACCAGGTGAAGATTCGTTAAAATCAGAATAAGTTTTTGGGAAGTATGATTTAGCATACTCAATAATATTATTTCTGAATTGAGAAAAATCTTTATTGAGATACTTTATATCCCTACCATTATTACTTTTAAAGTTTGCTGAATTTAATGCCATACGTTACCCCTCTACTGTGAATGTTACTTCTTGTGTTTCTATTTGATTACCTACTGTGAATGATAATTTAAGTTCTGCTGTGTTTTTATCTTTCATCTCATCTGTCATATTTACATCAATTTCTTCAATTGATATATAAGGTAACCAAAAGTTAACACTATTAGTAATAGTTTCTTTTAACCTTTCTTCAAAACTATCATCCATTTGTTCAAATAGTAATGATGATAATCCTGTTCCGAAGTTTGGTTGCATTACTCTTTCACCTTTTTTAGTTAATAGTAAATTTTTTAAATTAGATTTTGCTTGCTCGTATGATGAAAAGGCTGATTCAAAGAAACCAGTATTTCCATTTTTTACAGGCAAAGTAATTCCATATGCAAAATCATTAAATGATTTTGTATCCTTTACTACTTTTTTATCTAATATAAATGCCATTTTTTACCCCTTACCTTGTTTTAAATTTCTTTACAAGTGTAGAATTATCTCTATTTAATATTTTATCAAGACCAGGTAATCCTGTTCGTACACCAAGTCCTGTTTTATTTGGTTTTGTTGCAACATCACCATATCCCATTTTATGAGCCATCTGAGTTTTTAATCCTCCAACTCCAGCTCCAGCTCCTAAAGAAGTAAACTCAACAGTTTTATCCATACTCTCTTGGATTGGTTGTTGTTGTGGTAGATTATCTAATACTGATTTACCTCCACCTGGTGTTGAGCTTCTTTGTTCTTTTGAAAAAGGCTTTGTATTATTTAAAACTTCATTCAATATAGGATTGTTTGAAAGTTTTTTTGTTGGTGTTTGTCTTTGTTCCTCAAGTGCAAGTTCTGCTTGTTCAAATGGGTCTATTACATCCTCTTGAACTACCTGCGGAGAGGGAACGCTGACTACACCTCCCTTCACCTCTGCTAATCTTTTATTTACTTCCTCTTCCAATATCTTTGGAAAAGTTTTAGATAAAAAACGTTCTTGTTGTTTGGCAGTTTCTACCTCAACAAGAGTCTTTATTACTTTTATTAATTGTTTGTTGTTCATTTTAAAATCTATTGTTCTTAATATAAATATATCTTCTTTAATTTTATGGTATTGTCCAACCTGTCCAAAATAGTACTCCAGGTGCTGGTGGAACTAGTGGAAACCCAGGATATAGTGAAATTGTTATATACATTCCTTGTATTGTAGTAGAATGTATTTGTAAACTAGCAACTAATCTATCTAAAAAAAGATTAGTATTATCAGTTGGCATCAATGGCCCTACCGGTGCCCAAGTTCCAGGTACAGTTGTAAATCCAGTTATAGTATAAAGATTTTGAAATGCTCCCATTGCTGGAATAATTGGTGGTGTATTTGATAATGTTGCTCCTGTCCAATATCCCAATACTCCTTTTCCTATATCATCTATAAATGTATGTAACCCACTTTTTTTTGATAAACTAATTTTACAAGCAATTTTAACCAATGTAAGCATTAGTGGTTTATTGGGTGTCATGATTGGTACTTGATTTGCGGTTTGAAGTCCTCTTCTAACACACATATCATATTCGTTAGTTAGTTTCTCTGCAAAATCATCTGAAGATTTTATACCTCCTTGATTCTTCATATAAAGAGACATATTATTTTTAAATATCTTCCAAGACATAACTACTCCGTATAATTAAGTGTAGAAAGTATAGTATCTAACTTAGATTTTATTTTGTTAAAATCACCTTTGTTATTTGGCCCTACTGCAGTTGGTCCTGATGGAGTTGAGAATACTTGTTTATTTATTGCATTAATTAGTTCTTCTAATAAATCAATTAAAGTTTGTCCTCTTGCAATTGGTTCTGTTGTTTCTTCTGTATTAAGATATATTTCTCCAGCTCCTCCAAGAATAAAAGTATTATTATCATTGGTAGTAATTCTAACATCTCCATTAAAATTCATAGATGCCCCATCATTACCATTATCAATACTAAATTTACCATCAGAAACAAACCCATAATTACCTTTAGAAAAGAAAATCATTTCAGATTCTTTGGATGATAATATAATTCTACCACTATTAATTAATATTTGGTCTCCTTTAAGTTCACTTGGATAATCATCAAATACTTCAGGAGTTGTTTCTAATGGAGTATCTGTTGTTCCAGGTGTAAAATCTGATAAGTATTCTCCACTTGTTATTGCAATTGTTGAACCATCATCTATAATATTTTCTTCTGTGATATCTCCTATCTTTAAATCATTTAAAGATTTAGAATCTTGTCTGTTTCTGATTATAATAGTTGGGGATAGAATATTATCCGAGTTATTATATCCACTAAAACGAATTGATTGCCCAAAACGAGATTGAAATAAATTATCTCCTTCGTATAGTTTTAATCTATTTACATTATTAATTTCAAAATAATCACCATACTTTGCTTCTGTTTTTGAATTAGATGTTGATTGAGCAGTACCTGTTTGTGATACACTTGAATATGAGGATGCTTTATTACCACTACTTTCATCATAACCATCAAATTGTTTTTTTCCTGCATTTTTAGATGCACTACCTTGGTTTAAAAACTTAACAGGTATTCTTCTATAATATCTACCTACAATTTCTATTGTTTCACCAACAATAGGTAAATCTAAGTTGGTTGAATTTTGTGGATAGTAAATTGGTAGTTTTTCTTCAGCCGTTACTTTATCACTCAAACGCCTTGCAATAACACACCCAACATTAAATAAATTCTTATCACCACTAAAAACTTCACTATGTCTATCTTCTACCGTATCTCTTAGTCTTGGATGTGTTTCATCTAATATCACACCAACTACAACAGCGGTATCTATTGAACTAACTCCCTTAGAATAGTTTGCAGAAGATGCAAGTGTTTGTTTAGATATTCTCTGGCTCATTAAGTTTTACCTTTTGTTTAAGTTCTTCTACTTCATTAGTGAGTTCATCAACTTTTACATCTTGCTCATCTGCTACTTGTGAAATAGTTTCATCTAATTGTTTTAATAATTGTTCCTTTTCTTCATCGGATAAAAAGCCAGTATCCCCTTCAGCTTTATGTTGTGCTCCAATTATTCTTTGTGCAATTGCTGCCATCTTGATTAGTGAATCATCGTTCTTAACTGATGTATCAACTAAATCTTTTATGATTGGCCCAATTACTGCCATATCCCCAGCATGCCTAATTACCTTTTTCATTTCAGCAATTAGCTCAGAGATTCTTTGTTTCTTGTTTTGTTGATTATCATAGATATCTTTAAACAATCCACTAAGGTTTTTACCAGGAAATAATTCAAAATCTGTACTCATGATTATACCATATTAGTTGTATATAAATATAGTAAACGAAAAAACCTCACTTTTTAGGGTGAGGTTTAATCTTTTAACGCGTTGAAGAATTAATATAATTCTTACTTTTTAATAATGTGGTAAAGTACAAAGGCACCAACTAGTCCTAATAGACCTTCAGCACTCAAACTTCCTAAAATAGCCATAATATTATCAACTACTGATACTTCTGGCCAAAATGGGATGTCCGCTCCTTTGAAGAGTACTTCAAATACTACTCCTAGAGCAATGATACTAATACCGATTTTTGTTAATTCGTCAGCCCAAGAGCCTATTTTTTTCAAAAATTCCATATGTTTCTCCTTTTGTTTTAATTAAATGTGAATAACTTTTCCATCTTGCAAAACTAGGGATATCCACAAATAACTATGATATATACTTGGTAAAAAATTATGATATATATTGAAACATCAATTAGAGAGGTATATTGGGGGTTTATATATTTATGTACAAAAAAACCCAACCGAAATTCGTTGGGTTTCTATTCTAGCCACTTTATTATACGACCAGAGTTCTTAGTAATAAATAGAGAGTTTTACAGTTAACGTATCTTTTTACGAACTACATAAGAACCAAGTATCAACACATCCATCTCACAATTTAAAAATGTTTTAATTGCATCTTCTGGTGTGAGAACCATTGTTTGGTCTTTTAAATTAAATGAAGTATTAATAACAATTGGAAATCCAATTAGTTTTTCTAGTTCACCGAGTATTTGATAAACATATCTAGCTCTTGTATTTGTTAGAGTCTGAACTCTTGATGATTTATCTACATGAGTTATAGATGGTAATTTATTTATAAATCTATCAACTACCTTTACTACTTGATTCATATATGGTATATCAGAATCATATTCAAAATAAGTAGTTAATGCTTCTCGTTTACATATAGGAGCAAAAGGTCTAAATCCTTCTCTTTTTTTAATTACTTTATTTAATCGAGATTTCATTTGAGGGTCACATGGATTTGCAAATATACAACGACTTCCCAATGCTCTAGCTCCAAATTCCATTCTCCCTTGAAACCATCCTATAATATTATTCTCAGATATAAGTTCAGCAGTGTAAGGTATTAGTATATCACTTGGTTTCCATTCATAGTAAACATCTAAGTGATAATCATTAAGTGCTTTTAACATATCTTGTTTACTATAATCAGGACCTAAATATGGATTAGTATTATCATGTCTATCAATATCAATACCTTTATAAAAACTTTCGAGAGCTACCCCAATTGAAGAACCAGCATCCGATGGAGCTGGTGGTATCCAAATATTTTGAAACTTTGTTTTTTCTTTTATCTTACCATTTGCAGTTCCATTATAAGCACATCCACCACTCAAACATAAGTTCGGTGTTTCTGTTATTCTGTATAATCTGTTTAATAATTTAAAGAAATATTTTTCATATTGAAATTGTACCGATGCAGCTAAATCTTTATAATCTTGTGTTAGTTCTTCTTCTGGTAATCTATTTGATATACCTAAATGTTCTGATAGTTTTTCATTAAACATATGGTCATCAGACCAATCATATTCAAAATAATCCATATTTAATTCATATCCACCATCTTTAGTAGAATAAATTATATCTTCAAATTTTAAATTATATTTTTCAGGATTACCATATGGAGCTAATCCCATAACTTTATACTCACCCTCGTTTGGTTTGAATCCTAAGAAAGCAGTAAATGAAGAATAAAACATTCCCAATGAATGTGGGAAATCTATACTTTGTAATTCTTTTATTTTATTCTTATCACCATAAGATAAAGAAGTTGTTTTCCACTCACCAACACCATCTACTGATAATATAGCTGATGTTTTAAATGGAGAAGTATAGTAGGTATATGATAGGTGAGAATCGTGATGATTACCAAAAATAACCTTAGTATTTTTACCTCTATACTTATCTATATTTTGATTTAATAAATTATAAGATTCGGTATTTCTGTTTATTATTTTTTTTCTATTAAAATATTGCCAAATACCACCTCTTTTTGTAGATTCTGTAATTCTGTCTAATTTTGTTATTGGGTTTTCATAAAAACATATTTCAGATATATCTTCTTTGGAAATACTAAATTTATCAAAAAACCAATTTAAGGTATTATGTGGAAATGAAGAATCGTGTTTTATACCTGTGAATCTTTCTTCCTCACAAGCAGCGATAACTTTACCATCTTTAACCAAAGAGGCAGCTGAATCGTGATATCCACAACTTATTCCTATAACATATTTTATTTTCATTCCTATAAATAATCAGTATCTATATATCTATCATCTTCCCAAAATGTTTCTTTCTTATCAACAATCAATTCTCCATGATGTAAATAATCGTTTAACATTTTTTTCTGATGCTTTTTCATTACATTTACAACTTTAGTAATATAATGAGTTTTACAATCAGTCATTTCTCTGATAAGTAGATATAAATGTTTTTTGTTAAAGTTTTCTATATGTTCACTTCTTCTAAATAATTCTAATATGGCATCTGCTATTTGTAAATCTCTTTTCTTTGTAAATACTGAATTTAAATTATTATCCCAATAAGTTAACATCATCTGCTTGAATTCCTTAAATTCATTATTTTCTTCAACTTCATTAAAATCATTTTCAGGATTCCATGTTTCTGGCATTTGTGAAAGAAGATTATTCTGTTTCCATCTTTTGTAGTTACCATTATTCTTTAAAATCAAATGGTTCTTTGCAATAATAGTAAAGTAAGAAAATGCTCTACCTTTACCTTCTTTAAACATATGAATTTTTTCTACCATTGTAGAAACTACTTCTGTTTGGACATCTTTTTTCGGTACATCGAAATAAGTAAACTTGAATGTATTAAGAACATTTTCTGCAAGTTTTTCGAATGGATATTTGATTCTTTCTTCATATATTTTAGACCTTTCAATAGGGTCAGTTGAGTTATTATATTCTACTATAGCTTCTTGAGCAGGTGTTCCAAAGTATATCTTGGATTTTTTTCTTCTAGGTCTTGGCATATTATAATTCTCTATTTAAGGTTTCAACAATTTTTTTTAATTCTAAGAAGGTTACTCCTACTTCATCATCCTTTTCAAATACTTCTCTATTATCAAGTTCTCTCATTTTATCGAGAGCAGTTCCAACAGACTGTATGGTATCATTAGTAGTTTTAACTAATCTATCTTCGAGTTGTTCGTTTTGTTTTAATAGGTTTCGAACTCCTATTAGTAGTAGTATATTTATGACTACTGAAATTCCTATAATAATATTATAGGTAGTTAATAATTCTATCATGAATTTGGTTTTAATTTAATATCGTATCCACTAAATTGTTTCATATACGATGTGATTTTTGTTCCATTACCATCTCTAAAAACTTTTCCATTTTTAAAGTATCGTTTTACAGAACCCTGTCCTCCAAGATGTGCAGCTGCTAATATACCACTTTCTGTTATTAACATTCCATTAACAGTTTGTCCATCGAATACATCAATGTACTTTTGTAATTTTTCTTTGTTGTGTAGTAATAAAGCCATCATTGCTTCTTCTTGTAGTTGTGGGTTATTTAGAAATTCTTGTTTAGTTACTTTGAATCCTAATCCTTTTAAAGTACTTCTTCCAAATTGATACTTACCCATGTATCCCCATCGATTTACAACATCATATCTATTTGTTGATTCTCTATATCCAATAGCATCTAAGAATTTTTCTAATTGAAAATTATGATGTTCTATAATAGAATCACTTATACGTTGTTGTTCTTTGAGTTCTAATTCTCTTTCTTTTTCTAAATCAACTAACATAGTTTCTATGTTGTTTGATTTATCTTTTGTTACTGCGGAATCAATCATTCCAAACGATAGTAGTGAAACTACTAACGTAAATATTATCTGTCTTTTCATAAGGTCTCCCCTTTAATTAAACATATTATTCCACTAATATACGAAAAAAATTCCATATATCCAAGCAAAAAGTAATAAATTTTTAGGCTTCTCCTTGTGGGCCATAATACATCCCACTCATAACTTCTTCTTCAGTTGAAGAGGTTTCTTCAAAACCATCAAGAATACGTTGAGTACTTTCGATGTTTTTTTCTAACCTAGATTCTAGTTCATCTTCGGTTATTATTCCACTATCTATTATAATATCTATAAGAGTTTGCATAACAACATTTTGAGTTAACAATCTATCGTTAAGTTTTTTTATGTGTATTCTTTGTGATGTTAAGCTCATTTAATAGTTCCTTTAATTCGTTTTTATTTTCACTTCCATAAACCAAATCACCAAATGATTTTTTGATACTATTATTACCATACCCCATTGCAGAGGCCATTCTTATACAAACAACCTTGTATTCATTAATGTCCATATCATCTGGTACATCAAGTTCTACTTTACTTGCTTCTCTATTATTCTCAATAAAGTCTTTGTCTGTATAGCTAAATATAAGTTTTCCCATGTTTTCGTTTAATTATAAGATTTCAGCACCTACTGATAACAGAGGTTCTGCTTTCTTGTATTTCATAAATTGAGTAGAACCATCCGATAATTTTACCATCACTCTTTCATTTCTACCGTATTTTTTTTCAGATTTAATTGTAGTAGTGTATCTTCTTGATGAATCTGTTATAAGGATTCCATTAAGATGGTCTATCTCATGTTGAGCACATACACACTCTAGTAATCCTTCATCTCCAAAAAATTCCTCAGAATCTTTCCATTCTTTTCCTTCTTCAATATCAGGTGAAAATATAACTGTTCCTAAATTATCACACTCTACTGTAAATGATTTATGTCTTAAAGTTTTAACTGGTTTTTTCATTGTCTTATCTAACGATAAACATTGTTCTACATAAACAACTGTTTCTTTAGATACTTCTACAACTTTTGGATTAACTAATAGTAATGGTTCTTTTACGTTTATTAAACAAACTCTATCTGTTAAACCTATTTGATTTGCAGATAATCCCAACCCACCATGTCTAGTTAATTCGGTTGTTAATTTTTTTGAAATATTATCTATTTGCTCCTGTGTCATCGGTGTATATTCTAAAACCGATTTTAATTTACTTGGGTCTTTAATTAGTTTCATCGAATAAATTTAATTGTTTTGTTACTAATTTTTTAGTTGTATAATCTCCACCAAAAGGTCTTTCATAAACTGTTATTCCTTTATCTGGTGATTCAAAGATTTTAATATCTTTATGTTTTTCAAAGTACTCTTGATTTTTTCTGTATATATCTCGTACTGCTTTTCCCAATTCCATATCGTTTGGATATTGTTTTACTAATTTTTCTATATTCATTATTCTGCTATGTTTAAATATTTTTCTAATAACCAAGATGAAGATTGTACTTTATCTCCCAATCCCCATACTGAATCTATTCCATATGAGTTACATACATCATTCTCTGGTGTAGTTGTTTCTGTTCTATCTCCACCATTACCAAAGGCCATTTTACCTTCTATATCATCACTATATGTAGTATGCCATTTATGTTTTGCATGGTCAATAAAATCAATTGCTGTATCATCTCCATGTATAAGTGGATTCATTATATAAACATAATCTACATCTCTTAAAGATTCCATTATAAACTTTCGTTCTCCTTCTTTCATAAACGATTTGCCTTTTTTTCTCCTTAACCAACTATCGTTGTTAAGTCCTATCCAAACTTGTTCTGCTAACTTCTTAGCATTTTGGATACATTCGATATGACCTTTATGTACAGGGTCAAATCCCCCACTAATTAAAATTACTTTATATTTTTTACTCATCTTTAAGTTTGTTAATTATATTTTCAGCTATTATCTCATGACATAGTTTTGATGGATGTTCATCTCTATGTGTTTTTCTATTAAATGGTATAACATCCTTATCATTATCAATCATCATCTTTACACCCTTACACTCCTCACAGTATTTAGTTCCAGAACAATGTTGTTCTGTATTAGTGTAATGCATTTGCAATTCATGAATAGAATTATAAGTAAATCCTTTATAGTTAAAAGGAATATGGATATTTTTTAAAAAAGGTCTATCTTTTATTGCCTTCCAATAATCTCCAGTCCAATTTAGTAGATAAACTTTTTTACCCATCTCTGAGTATTTTTTTAAAACAGATTCAACTCTATCCATTACCTGTTCTGTATGTATCTTTTCAAAATCATCAAAGGTATAGTTGTTATCAATTAACCAATCAATGAATATTCTTTCTCCTATTTTTTTAGAATGTTGTCTTTCTTGAACACCGTGGCCTTGAACAAATACCATTTCAGATACTCTTTCAAAATTCTGTAAGTTTGGAGTTGACCACATTTTGTAATCTTTGTTATTATATTTAAATTCAAAATCACATCTATATGGTTGAGTTGTTTGAAAGAAAATATAATCAACATCATCTATATCATAGTTTTTCTTTACCATACTGTATTTATTTGTTGAAATATCAGTATTACCAAAAACCTCATCTATAAAACGAATAGATTCATTATCATTTCCACCATTGTATCTTTTTACAATAGGAGTTCCATTTAAATATTCTGCAACTTTAGTTGGCCATCCTAATGTTTTATGTAGTTCATATGCTTCTTCAGGAACTCTTACACATTTCCACTCCACATCCATGGTATCCCTACCACCTGTATATTCAATTGACATTGGTATTTTGATATCTTTATCATAATACATCCATAGCCCCTGTCCCCAGGTAAATGAACATCCACAAAATATTATTCCTTTTTTCATATTATCTTATACAAAGATACGAAAATTATTTAACATATCCAAATTTATTTCCAATTAAATCCTGCACCCATATGTCCAAACGCTGCTGAATCACCAAAGATTGGTTTTGTGAGTTCTAAGAAATCAATTATTCCTTTAGGTGATAAATCATATCCTTTGATAAATTCATGTTCTCCATCAACGATTGCAGTTGCTTGAAGTGGTTGGTCATATCCAATCGCATAAGCAAGTTGAACCATCACTTCTTGTACCTCTGGTCTTTGTTCTAAAATATCTACAGCAATTCTTCTTCCCATATAAGCTGCACTTCTATCAACCTTAGTAGAATCTTTTCCACTAAATGCTCCTCCACCAAGTGGAACTCTTGGGCCGTAATTATCAACTGCTAACTTCCTACCAGTTAACCCAGCATCGGCAGTGAACCCACCAATGTTCCAATCACCTGCAGGATTACAATGTAATGCTTCAATAAAATATTCAGGATAATCTTCAAAGTATTCCATTACTAATTGTTGTAACTTATCTGATGGTGCGTTCTGAAATGAACATACAACTCTAAGTGAGTTACCATTCATAGTAACTTGAGTTTTACCATCGTAAGGATATTTACTAAATACGTGCTTATTAAGTTCTCTTGATAAGAAATATTCTTGTGGTAAAAATTGTTTATTATCTCTACAAGCATAACCAATCATAATTCCTTGGTCACCTGCTCCACCAGTATCAACTCCATTAGCAATCTCTGGTGATTGTGAGTTGATATTAATGATAACATTAATTGTATCATCAGTAGTTACATCATGAACTACCTTTACAATGTTTTCTCTTGTTACTACGGCATTTGAAGTAACTTCTCCTGTGATATAAACTTCTCCCATACCACCACAAGTTTCAATTGCTACTCGTGAGTTTGGGTCTTGTTGTAAATGTAAATCTAATAATGTGTCTGATATTCTATCGCACATTTTGTCTGGGTGCATCGGTGATACACATTCTGCGGTTCTAATCATTGTTTAGTTTTTGTTGTAACTTTTGGATTTCTAATTTAATTTTTTGGGTTTGTGGTTTTACTAACTTTAGTTCCACTATTCTTTCTATAATTTCTTTCTTATCCATTTGTTATTTGTTTTTTTAAATCTTTGTACTTTTTATTCCACTTAGAAATTTCTTCCTTATAACCTTCTTTGATTAATTCTTGTTTTTCAAGTTTTAATTTAAGTTCTTTATTTTCTTTTTCGAGTTGTTGAATCTTAATCTCGTATAATCTTTTATCTTCCATCTTAACTACACTTATTTTTAATTTCATTATATAGTTCATCAGCATAACCTGCTGGATTTTCTATATGTTGAGCAGTAGATTCCATTTTACCTATTAAACAATTTTTAAAATGTTTACCACTTTTACCTTTTAATAAGGTCTCTATTGCACATGCTTTCATCCAAGTTCTTGGGTCATTCCCTTGAACTGATTTTTTAACATTGTTAATTGCTTCAATACATATTATTGGATTTGCCATAATTTATTTGTTTTTGTTTTTCATTCCAAAGTAAGTTCCCAATATTCCTATTATACCTGTAATTGATATTTGTATCAAATGTATAATTGATTCATCTACTGGTCTGTTTTCTTTTAAAGAAATAATAAAATCTCCTATTATTAACATTCCAAGTAAAACGATTATACCTACCGATAAAAGAAATACTATCTTATCTTTCATTTTAATTACTTAATGGTGCTTTTATTGTTGGGTGATATTTGTATCCTTCTATTTCATAATCCCATTCTCCTTTTAAAATATCTACGTTAGAAAATTTTATTGTTGGTAATGTAAAAGAACTTCGTAATCTTTGTTCTTCTGCTTGTTCAATATGATTTTTATATAAATGAGTATCACCTAAGTTCCCAATCAGTTCACCTGGTTCTAAATTTGTTTCTTCACATAATAAGAGTAGTAGAGTACCATACGATGCAATATTAAATGGTAACCCTAAGAATGTATCAACTGAACGTTGATTCCACATTAGAGATAACTTACCATCGTTTACATAACATTGGAATCCATAATGACAAGGAGGAAGAACTACTAGAGGTAATTCACTTACGTTCCAAGCTGATACCATCAATCTTCTACTATCAGGATTGTTCTTTATATTATCAATAAGTTCTTTGATTTGGTCTTTACCACCTTTGTTTATCTCACCTGCAACTGGTGACCATTCTCTCCATTGTTTACCATAGATTGGTCCAAGTTTACCCCAACTAGATGCAAATGATTCATCTTCTTTAATATGTTGTATAAATTCTTTTTGGGTAAACATATCATCATGATATTCTGATGGATGTGCTTTACAATATGCTTTATACGCATCTCCATCCCAAATATGACAATTGTTATCAACTAAGTATTTGATATTAGTATCTCCTTTTAAGAACCACTTCAATTCAGTCATCATAGTTTTAACTGCCATCTTCTTTGTGGTTAGTAAAGGAAACCCTTCACTCATATCATGTCTAATTTGTTTACCAAATACAGATATAGTACCTGTACCGGTTCTATCTCCCTTTTCTTTTCCTTCTAATAAGATATCTTGTAATATCCCTTGGTATCTTAAATCTAAACTATTCATATTATGCTGTCATTCCATCATAGGATTCAAACCTATAATATACTGTTAATTCTTCTCCTGCCTTTATTGGTCTTATAGAGTGTAATATTCTTTCTTCTGTATTGGTACTGATATAACAATTAGGATTTTCACTATGATTGATAAATCCACCAAGAGGAGTTCGTACCCATTCTCTTCTTGTAGTTGAAACTGAGAATACATGAGTTTCACCAAATACTTCTCCAGCTGAGAAATCTCTCTCTGCAGTTAACCCCAAACCTTCAATTGCACTTCCCATTATTGTTAACCCTTCTGGCAATGGTCTGTATGTATCTTCAAATTGTTTCATTTTAATTTTTTTGCTTTAAAAGTATTATTATCTAAACTATCCCATTCTATTCTTTCATCGGAATTGAAATGATTGGTAGTTATAAATTCATCATCTCTAATACAAATATGTGGACTGCTGTATATATTAAAGTTACGTTTTTTTAATTCTAATAATCCAGTACACCTAGTATGTACACACATATCCCAATCCATACCTCCAACTAAAATATTATCATCTTCAGTAAATACATTAAATATATTATCTGAATCTTTCATTCCATAATATTCTTCTCCTCTTTTATTAAGAACATATGAATTAATATTATTTTCTTTTATATAACTATCAATTAAATAATGAGGATATTCATCATAATTTTGTTCACCTGCATTTGATATAACTATATTTTTGAATTCAAATGAATTTAAATTATTTAGTAATTTATATATTGTTTTATCAGATAATATAATATCACACAAACCATTTGTTTTATAGTTATGTCTTTTTATAACATCATCATTCCATAAATCTATTAATACTAAGTAATCAAATATCATTTTATATTAGCTAATCTTTCTATTTCTTGTTTTATTTTTATATTCCAAGGCCCCCAAGTAATATTATCTACCATCCACTTTCTGTAATATGGTGGAATAGATGCAACAGGTTTACCTTTATACTTTCCAAAGGTCATATAAACTTTTTCTATATCACCATCTTCGTTTTTCTTTTCTGCAAGATTGATACCACCCTCTAAGTGGATTCCTATTTCATGCATTGGAATACCTGTAATTTGTTTTTTACCTTCTCCGAACAATTCCCATTCTTCACCACCAGTATCTTTATAATATAGTTCCTCTACTTTACCAAATCTTTCTACTGAACCTACAAAATCTACAACTAAACAATCTTCTTTATCATCGTGAATACGAGTTCCTCTACCAACAAACTGATACCACCAAGATATAGATGCGGTTGGTCTACCTGTAATCAAACAATCCAATTCAGGATAATCAAACCCAACTGTAAGTACGTTTACTTGTACAATAACTCGTATCTGTTGATTCCTAAATTCTTCTATGATTCTTTTTCTATCTTCTTTAGGTGTACCACCATGTACAACTGCTGCTTGTGGTATTCTTTTTGCAAGATTAGTAGCTTGTTCTATCGTTGGTACTGCAACTAATATAGATTTTCTATCTTGTACTTCTGCAATCTTCTTTACAATCTTATCACCAATGTTTTGATTCTCATAAGAACGAGCAATAGAATCTTGTGTATATTCAGCACCACTCGAATTATAAACTAAGGCACCTGTATCGAAATCATATGATTGATATTCTAACTTACTCCAATAGTTTAACTTAACAATATCTTGAATCTGTGAAACATGAAGTATGTACTTAAAAAATACACCATGTTTAGAACGATTCGTTAACATTACTAATTTAGAATACGGACCAGTATCTCCCATATTCGTTTGCAATTTCAAGGGGGTTGCAGTAAGACCAAGGACATGAGTTGCTTTCATACCATCTACAAATCTCCTTAACTGTCCTGATTTGTTTCTTGGATACCTATCACACTCATCTATGATGATTTTACTGACCCCCATTTGTTTGAACTCGTGTGCAATATTGATTATCGAACCAATCGTTGCGTATGTTACACGACCCATTTCTTTACTACCAGCTGATGCTGAATAGATTGATGCAGTTCCACCAAGTGTTACGAACTTATTATAGTTTTGTTCTAATAACTCTTTTGATGGTTGTAGAACCAAAATCTTTTCACCAAGTTCTTTGGCGATTGCAGCAATAACAATCGATTTACCGAAAGCAGTTGGTGCTACGATAATCGATGGTTTCATTTTTGGAGTTCGTAAAAACTCAACTCCAATTGCTACTGGTTCTATTTGATTTTCTCTTAATTTCAAAGTCCTAAATCTTTTCTAATATCCTCTTTTACTACTCTTAAGTATTTTGCTCTTTTCTTTTTATCAACAAATGGTACAGACCAGAATTGTTTTGTTTTAAACCACCTTGATGGTTTCCATCCAAATACAAATGTATATACTCCCATTACTAATCTTAACTTAACTGAATTAAGATATAAAGTAACAACAGGTAACATCGGTGCTCCATGTGTAATATATGTTCTAACTTTCTTATCACTAAGAAATGGTTTTGGATAAGCATAGTATCCAAACAAAGGAACAAATTTATATGCAAATCCTGGAGTGAATACCTCATCGAAGAATGTTTCCATCTTTGGAGTCATTCTAAACCACCACACAGGTGATACAAAGTAAATGTGAGTTGACCATGTAACCAATCTCTTATATTCCTTAATTAACTCTGTTCTATCACGATGTAGTTTATCATCATACACATCAATAACTTCAAACACTTCTTTGTGTCTTTTCATTTGTCTTACAATAGTTTTAAATATACCATTGTAACAAAATGATTTTTGGTCAGGATGTCCGATTACTACTAAATGTTTTTTTGTGCTCAATTTACTTTAATTTATATTTCTTTTTATATCGTTCTACAAAAGAAATTCCTACTCCTATATCAAGTATTTCATTTTCTTTTGGTATAAGTGGTTTTCTTTTTGTGGTAGTAATTATATCATCAACTCGTGTGTTCTCAAATACTTCCATTATAACTCTTGAGTTTTTACGAGGGCCTTTATGAACCACTACTATTTCTAATATTCTATTTGTATTAGCCATTAGTTATTAGACCATATATAATCATACAAATTAAAATACCACCCAAACCTAAACATCCAATTGTCAATACTTTCAAATTGTCTGAATATTGTTTATCACTTCTACCCTGCCTACTTCTATACTGTCTTACTTTTTTTGATTTTTTCATGTTATTCATCTTTTACAAATACACCACCAACTGTTTTACCTTTTCTATCAGCAATCTCATCGTATGCTAATTGTAAACATTCTGTTGGTGAATATCCTAACTGTTGTGCAAGGATAATAAGAGTTACGAAAGAATCTCCAATTCCATCTTTGATTTCATCTTCCTTACCTTTCAGTAATGCTCCAGCAGTTTCACCTACTTCTTCCATTACCTTTAACATTTGTTTTGGTGCATTTTCAGGTTTATCAATACCCTTTTCTATTGCCCAATTTCTTACTTTGATTTCTAATTCTGTAAATGTTATCATATTATTTAATTAAATTTTATTATCGTGATGTCTTTCTTTAATCTTTTTATATTTCTTTTTAAGATTTTTAGCATCAGCTTGTTTTCTTTTTTCTACTGTATCAACAACTTCTTTAACTTTTTTTCTTTTCTCTCTTGCTGATTCTGATTTTTGTAATCGTTTTGCTCTATCCATAATTTAGTTTTTAACATAATTCACATTCTGGCATAAACCAAACGATTAGTATGATTACAATAATAGCGATTATTGTTACTAATACCTGAACTGGTTTATTTTGTTTTTCTTTCCAAGCTTTCATTCTCAATCCCCACTTTGTACCAACTCTACCTGCCCAATCAAATCCTCTACCAACCAAATCGAATGGTGGTACTTTTAAAATGGTTAAAAAGAAAATAAGGAATCCTTCGAATCCATATCCTTCTTGAAACATCATCCATATAGATGCTACTAAGAAGTACCATCCAATATATTTCTGTAAGTGTTGTTTAATTTTCATAACTTGATGTATTTAATAATCCACTATACTCACATTTATTTGAATTGATATATGGAAGTATAGATAATTCTTTTGCCTTAGCCTCAACCATAACATCTATATCGTTACCATATAAGTTTGGTAATTCATTGATGTAATCTGAATGAGCTTGTACTTTAATCTTTTCATCACCTTCGTGTAATCTTTTTGATTCTGAATAATGAACCATTGGTTTGATACCCTTAGGCCAAGTTGATATTGCCAACTCTAAAGCTTCTTGTTCTGATAAATCACCAGTACAGAATTTGTGGTGATGATAATCAAATACAATAGGAATACCAATACGTTCATGTATGTACATCAAATCTTTTACTGAGTACATAGATGCTTTATCATCATTCTCTACTGTTAATCTTGTTTGTACTGATTCTGGTAATCTCTCAAAGTTCTTACAGAATCTATCCATAGCGGAAATCTTATCACCATACACACCATTACAATGTATATTAAGTTTGTTATATGGTGTACGAGATAATCCCATCATATCAAATACTTTACCATGTAATGATAAATCAGTAATAGTATTTTCTACAACGTGCTCACGAGGAGATACTAGTACATTGAATGGGCCAGGATGTGATGTAATACGAATACCATTGTCGGTAGCATATTTACCACAAGCTTGTAGTATTGTTTCAATACGTTTATAGTATGGAGAATTTTCAATACCATATTCAGAAGCCCAAGGAAATATATCCGAGGATAATCTGAAACATTTTATATTGTGTTTATTGTTCCATTCTAGTATAGTGAATAAATCTCTAGCATTTTGTAAAGATAATTCACCAGCATAATCAATACCTTTCTCTAAGAAGGTACGTTTAATCATTGAACGATTAGTAGTAACTTTTGGTTTGTTTTTACCAAGAGTCATGTTGATACAGGCATAACCTAAATTCATAATATATAGTTTTACGTTTTATTTACAAAGTAAATATACGAAAAATAGTGGATTTATACTAGCTTTATAGTGAAAAACTTTCACCACATCCACAAGTTCTTTGTGCATTTGGATTAGACCATTCAAATCCTTTACCATTTAATCCACTTGAATAATCTAATTGTGAACCATACAGATATAAAGAAGATTGTTTATCTACTACAAGTTTTATAGTATCCAAATCAAATGATTTATCTCCATCTAATGTATCTGATTTTTCTCCAAACTCCATAAAGTATTGAAGTCCGCTACAACCACCACTTAATACACCAACTCTAAGATGGTGAGTGTCGGGTGATTTATTTTCTTCTTTTAAACTTTGTACTAGTTGGTTCTTTGCTCTATCTGTGATTGTAACACTCATGTTAATAAGTTTTTGAATCAAAGTTATCAGGATACTTTGATTTATTAATTTGATTTTTTATTGTATCTAATGAATTTTGAGTACCTCCTTTATGATTTAACCAATAGCTTATTGCACCTCTATCATTAATCCATCTTTCTTTTTTATTCCAATCAAACCAAGGATGATGATAATAGGGTTCTCCTTTATAAGAGTTTTTCCATCCAGTTTGTTCATAGAATATTCGTTCCTCTTCTTCGGTTACGATTCCATCTTTATCTAAATCAGCTTCATCAAATGAATCACTATCATCATCTTCTACATCCATTAACAATGTTTTTTGTAGTTCTGTAAGTTCCTCTTCTTTATCTACTTCATCTACTTCATCATATAACTTTCTCTTACGAATTACTTTATCTTTTTTAACAATTCCCCTATCAACCATTACTGCGTTGTTAAAAGCGATTACAAGAGCAACTGCAAGAGGGTCAAATACAAATATAATGATTAGAATAAACCAATTAATAATCTGGTCCATAGGTCTATCTAATAATCCACTAAGATATTCAAGTGGTCCTAATTCAGATGATACACCTTCCATTGATTCTAAATCTAATATCTTTAACTGAATTGATTGTAATGAATCAGATGCTACTTCTCTTTTTGCTTGAACAGATTTACGATTCTCTTCTTCAACTTCGATACGTTTTTGTGCCAACCTAAGTTCGGAAGTTGATATCGTGGTTCTAACGCCTCCAACCACCGAGGTGTCTCGTACTTGGATTTGTTGAGATTTAGCATTGGAAAGAGTACCAATGTTAGTAGAAATTCTTTTAAGTTCTTCATCATATCTTATTACATCATCACCCCAAAACTGTTCTTTCTGTTCTAGGAATGCTAATTGTTTTTCTTTTATACTGTATTGATTAAATGTATCTTGAAATGCAGATGTTAAAAATCCATAGATACCTAATGATGTTATAAGGATTAGGATAACTACTGCAATACTTAGATAGATTCTAAATGATTTGTTTATCTTTTCCCAATAGTTGTAAAGGTATCCTGCAGTAATAAGTTTAGCTAGTTCTAATGAACTTGCCATTATTATTACAGAAAAAGATGCACCAGCAAATAGTTTCGATAATCCACTTACCGAAAAGAACGCAGCATTAAACGCTACAAATAATGCGGATAACCCCAATAATATTGTTCTAAATTTCATAAAGAGTTACCCCCTTTCAATAAATTCCTTGACTTCTTCGAGTGATTTCTCAATTTGTTGTAAATAAGTACTAGCTGTTTTAGGGTCAGCTGGTCTTTCACCTGTTACCATTTCTTTTACTACTTTAGATTTGTTTACACATGAATCTAGTACGTTTGAAACTTTTTGTTTGTAAATATCTTTCATTTGATATAGTTTATTGTATAAGTATAAATATTAAGATATAAAAAAAGGGGAAATTAATCCCCTTTTCTTATTTTTGATTAATTGAGTTTTAATAAGAAATCTTTAAAGACTTTGCCTTTTTGTTTACTTTCTTATCAATGAGGAGAGTGAGTAACCCATTATCAAATTTAGCAGTTGTTTTTGTACCATCGTAATCAGTACCAACTGTTAATACTAAATCAATCTCCTTAACAAAAGAAGAAGTAGCTTCTCCTTTTTTAGATTTGATTGTAATTTCCTCTTCAGTAACATCTACTGTAATATCTTTTGGATTATGTCCAATAGTGTTAATTGTAACTTGTTGTTTACCATCTTCTAATGTTGTTGCTTCAAATTGTGAATTCAATCTATCAGTTGGTTTTGTTGTATAGATATCCTTAAAAAAGTTATCTACGAAATTTTCATTAATTGTGTAAAACATAATATTCCTTTTTTTAATTATACATTTACTATCTATTGTACCAAATCCGTACCAATTTATTTTGTCAAGGTATAGTATGACATTTTGTCAGTTTTGTCAAGGTATAACATGACAAAGTGTCATTCTGTGTCAGGTTCAATTTCAAGACCTGTTAATGCTCTATATAATATTTCCAAAGATTCTTCGTTCATACAAAACCCCAATCCATTTGAATTTGCAAGTTCTACTATAAACTCTCCCTTCTTTATACCAAACTCTTCATATTCGTCATCTGAACTAGATACTAGAGTAACACAATCATCTTCAGGATTATCCTTTGGAATAGGTAATACATAATATGTGTGATAAAGTGGTTCGCCTGATTCTTCATCATATCCATCTTTTTCACTATACTCTTCCCACTCTTGTCTTTCAAAAGTTTCTTTGGTTATGGGTACTAATGGAAACTCTATGAAATCTTTTTTCATTCAAGAACTATCTTTATAGTATCTGTAATAAGATATTCTCTAATAGTACCTGTTAGTATAAGAGTATCTCCTACCATTGTATTGATTGGTGCTATTACATTATGAACCTTACCATCAACCACATAAGATGCTTGATTAGATGTACTTACATCCTCTCCTTGATAAGTCCAAGTAAGATTACTATCCCAACTTACCTTTAATGGTTCATTAGAATAATAGTTATCAACAGTACCACTTACTGTATGTATTGTTTGATTTGTATCTTGGTTTAGTGTTAAATGATAATACCCATTACCATCCATCGGTAATCTACCATCTATATCTAATGTAGGTTCTTCTAATACTAATATATCATCATCTGGTACTGTACAACTAACAAAAGATGCGAATACTGATAGTACCGCTATGATAAGAATTATTAGTTTAATTCCATCTAATGCGAATTTTTCTGTTTGTTCTTTTCTATTCATTATAATAATTTTTCCAATATACTATCCCAATTTGGATATTCGTTTGGTTTGTTATCGTTTTCCCAATCATATCCGAATCTTAACAACTCACCACTAAACTCACCAGCACCATTCTTTAATCTATCATCAATAAGGTAATCACCCATTAATAAATCTTTTCTGTGTGTTGTGAACAATCTTTTGTGGAAGATGTTATCAAAGTAATCTTCTAACCAAAATCTTTTATCAGTAAGTGATTGTGGGTTACCCCATGGAGCTGAAGTAGCAATGAATAATTCATACTTACCACTTTCGTGTAATTTCTTTACGGCTTCAATCGCTCCTTTCATTGGTGGAGCTATTCTGAATAATCCTTGAATGTGGTCAGGAAAACTTTCATATCTTTCTTTTAAATGTGGATGATTAGTAAACCAATCTTCAATTGCTTTTCCGAAATCAACTAATACGCCATCCATATCGATGTAAACTATCTTTTTTTTCAATACTTTTTGTTTTATAGGGTTAATATTATCACTCATTTACTATGTAAATATACGAAAAATATTTGGATTTACCAAATATTTTCGTACTTATTTTACTTTATTTATTATTTTATGTGAGACCTAAATCCCATTACTGGTACATGGCCTGTTATTTCTATTTCTCTTTTCTTAATAAATTGTTTAGATACTTTAAGAGTTTCTAAATCAGTTTCATTCATTACCCAATCTTTGAAAAGGTAAGTTAGTAATTTACTTTTAATTGTTTTTATCATAATTTTAAGATTTATATTATTTGTGATTTATCTATTAGTGTGTTTACAGTTCCTATTATACTACTACCATAATCTACTGATACTCTAATACAACCATTAAGGTCTGCATCAAATTCACATTGGTAGTTATTATCGGTAACAATTCCTTCTTGGATTTGTCCATACTTGTTTTCAAATTTTATTTTATCGTTTACTTTTATCATATTTTAAAGGTTTAATTCTTTCATTACATTATTAAGAATATTATTCATAATGAACTTTTCTTCTTTTTTCTGTTGGTATTTTTTCTTATTGATTATAGAATTTTGTTTCTTAATAATCATATTAAGAGCGGATATTACATCGTTCTTAGTATCACCAATCATACCAACTAACCATTTAGTTCCATCAATATTTAAAGTATCACCTAAGTTTCTTTCCCACTTAGATAACATATATTGAACGCCGTACAACTCAGTTTTACTCTCATTCATTTTTACTAATCCGATGTGTGTTTCTTTTATCATTTTTAAGGTTTTAAAGGGTTTAATTATCACTCATTTACATAGTAAATATACGAAAAATAATTGGAATAAACAAGCTTTTTCTTAATTATTTTTTGGTGAACCAGACAGGATTCGAACCTGTGACCGTCTGCTTAGAAGGCAGATGCTCTATCCAACTGAGCTACTGGTCCATACTGTTACGATATAGGTTGTGATTTTTATTTTAGGTATTCTGGTCCGAAGTAACTCCACTTATCAGTTCCATCAAAGATGTTTCCTCGTGAATGTTTGGCCGGTTGGCTCCAAGTAGCGGGTTTAAGTAAATCTCCTTTACAAACAAGAGTACCTTTGAAAACACCCTCCCACATAGAAACAAAAGCCCATACTGAACCTTCATCTATTAGTTTCATATACTTCTGTCCTTTTTTTACAGTTAAGGGAGTATATGGTTTATAGGAATAGTTTTTGTCCCAATGTTCTTTTCTCTTTTGATTAACTTCATCAAGCCACAATTCAAATTTACTCATAGGTTTTATCTTTAGTGTTATTAATTATTTACATAGTAAATATACGAAAAATAAATGAGAAATCCAAGCCGAAAGTGAATTATTTTAAAATAATTTTGTTGGGTCACCAAACTGTCTATATCTAAATTGTGGGTCTAATCGTTCATTGAGTAGATTAGAATCTATATTAGGTATCGCCCATTCTTGTATTATCTCTAAAGATTTGATTCTATCTTCTCCATATAAATCCTCATACCAAGTTATCGGTATATTAAGAATAGTAGATAGTTCTTTAAGTAATTGTTTTGATTCAATCAAATCTACTTGCTTCTTCTTTTGTAAAAAATTATTAATATATTCAGATGGTATCTCTTCATACTTGTATTTTAAATGTACCGATTTTTTATCATAATCCATTTTGTAATGTAAGTTTATATAACTTTCCAAGTGGATTTTATAATCTCTCCTATCTAATAAAATAATTTTATCAAATTCTTTTGCAAACAAGGTAATAGAAAATTCTTTATCTTTTGTGTATTTTGGTAAAGGTAATTGTTGAATATTAGAATTATCAGAAAATAGAAGGTGCTTAACAGCAATATCTGTTTTATATGAATCCCATCTTAGAGGCCATGGATATTTATTTTTATGCAAGGGTCTATTATATGGTTCAGATATTTTTTCAAAACCTTGGTCAGCTATTCTATAAAGTAGAGTAGATGTTCCTGTTCTAGGTAGAGCAAGTATTAATACTTTCATTACGCATAATTTTGCAATAACCTTAGTATCTCATCTAAAGATTCATGTCTGTGGTTATCTAATAGATTAACTGAGTAAACATATTTAGATTCTTTAACCTTTGGTACTTCATGTATAGCGGAATCATTAGCAAACTTTAAATCAATTTGTTGAGGGTCTCCACAAAGAATCATAGTAGAACCTTTACCTAATCTACCCAATACCATACTAAGTTGTTGTTTAGTTAAGTTTTGAAACTCATCTACAATGACACAAGCATTATCAAATGTTCTACCTCTAAAGTGAGATAAAGATACCAACTCAATCTTTTCATCTGCTTCCATCTTTTGTAAAATGGCAGGTTTGTTATAAACCTTTCTCATATTAGAACGAATTGGAACTAACCAAGGCTCCATCTTCTCATCAAGTGAACCAGGTAGGTATCCATTATCCTCGTTTGATACGGTTGGTCTTGTTATAATGATTTGGTTTATCTTTCGTTGAAAGTACATATCTAATCCAATTTGTACTGCAAGTAATGTTTTTCCACTTCCTGCTTTTCCAAGAACAAAGTTATAAGGATGATATAAGATATTTGTCTTAGCCATCTTTTGTTCTTCTGATAATGATATTGAAAATCTAACCTTTCCCTTTGGTGGGTTTTTGCTAATGTTTTCTGTTGCCATTTTTTCTCTTTCTTTTTATTTTAAATTAACTGTTGTTTTCTAAAACTAGAATATACATTAACTATTGGTATATTATATTTTAATAATACTGCAGTTAGTGCACTTCCTTCACCATAACCAATTCCATGTCTACTGTACCTATTTAGTTTTTCGTTCTTCCATGTTCGGTTACCAAAATTACGTTCTACAATAGATTGTAATTCTATTATATCTTTTTTTATATTTTCAAAATCAGTTGTATATGGTAAAGATATTAATGCTTCTTGAACATATATATCTGATTCGTTTTTTATATTTAAATGATTATGTATTTCTTTTCTTGTTGATTCAAATACATTTGATAAATGTATCGGAGTTGATGTTATATTATATACATAACAAGATTTATCATCATAATCTATGTTGCCATAATATTGTAATTTATCTACATCAATATAAGTAATTCTTTTTCTTTTTGATTCCATTAAATCCATTAAGAATATCAACTTATCATAATAACTGAATTCTTTCTTTTTATATTCGTATGTATCAGAAATGAACCATTCACTACAATCAGTTAATATATTTGTTTTTTTAAAGTTATTAAAAGTTATAATATCTTTCTTCCAATCAAACACCAATTCCTTTCCTACACACAATGTTGCAAACTCCATCATATTAAACTTTCTTTTCTAGGATACCAAACTACTAATACAGTTCGGGTTCCTTTTGTTATTGGAGTTACTTCATGTGGAGATACACTTCCATTATATCTTGCAACATCTCCTCTGTTTCTGAATTGTGTTAGTTCATCATTTAAATGAAAATCTCCTCCCTCGTATTCATCTTTTAATATTATTACAAATGTATCTGCTGAATTTGTATCTCTATGTCTATTTGAGTATGCTCCAACATTATAATTGAACGTATGTATTGTTATTGGAATTATATTTTCTATTCCTAAAATATCAGATAAAGCTTTATTTAAATCTTCATTAGTAGTTGAATAATATTCTATTTCAATATTAGGTAATACTGAATGTCTGTGTTCGTAAATGTGTTCTTGAATTGGTGTTAACTTTCCTTCTTGATTATTCTCTGTTTTACTTGTGGTACTAATCAATTTTTCTAATACACAAACTTCTTCTTCTGATATTTTGTAAATCATAATAAATTATTTATGTAAGTAGCTCCACAATTAAAGTTTAATCTAATAGGTGCTTTGTTCCACTTATCTACATAAGCATATCCATAATCAGTTCTACTCATTACTTTCTGAATACAATATGCGTATAACTGATATCCTGCGTTTCTTGGTACAACTTTTTTAATTACATATGTTCCACCTGAATAGTTTGAGTTTGGTGTTGGTAAATCTTTTACTTTTTCAATCCAATCATATGTTAAGAAATCACAAGTCCAAAACCAACCACATACTTCTCCTTTAAAATATTGTATAAAACAAGAACACCCAACATCAAATCTTTTTTTAAGATTATCAATATCAGGTCTATCTTTCCAATCGGATAGTGTTTCATTAATACTATCGATTATTTTCAATAAATCTTTTTCTTGGGAATATTCAGAAATCTCGATGTAAGAGTATCTATCATCAAGGTCACAAGGCATTTTGAAGTCAGGTGCAAAGATTCGCATCTGAACATATTCATCTTTATTCATAGTAACAGTATTAGTTGTTACTTATAAATATAGTTTATTAAGAATGTTTACTTACAAATGAAGTTAAAAATTTTGCTAAAATAGAATCAACTCTACTATCTTCTGTTGAAGATAATGCATAAGATGGTCGATTCTTAATATCACTAAATTTTACTTTTTTATATATTTCTGGCTTTATCATATTATTTGTTGTGTACTATTATTCCGTTAGCAATATATGAATGTAACGCATCTACTGTTATGTTATAAACTCGTTCATCTTTATCAGAACGAACTATTCTTATATCTTCAATTTTTATCCATTCACCATCTTTGTTAATTTCATCTCCAACTTTTAAAACCTTTGGTTCTTGTCCAGAAGCATATGGTTCTTGCTCTGGATAGGGTACTAATGATTTCCAACCTTCTTTGGTTAAGAATGGATGTTCTGGTGTGAACTCTATTTTAGTATCATTAATTGTATATAGTGATGGCTCGTCTCCTAATGATTTACAAGCATCAGCATGAGAATCAACAGTATGTCTGTGGTCTGTTGCGGTTACGATAGAGGATTGTATTGATTCACCATTCCATCCTAAAACAGAATCTCCAACAATAATATCTTCAATTGATTTTACATCACCATTAGATAATGATATTTCAGTTCCTGCTGCGAAGCAAGTGATGAACTTATTGTGTACCAATATATCTTCAGCAAAGAAGTTGTGATTATCACCAACACTTAAAAGATTATAAACAGTAATTTCTTTTTCTATAAGTTCGATAGAATTTACTAGGTGTTTATCTAATAGGGATGTTCCATTAAACTTCCAACATACATCACCATCAATTAACTTACCAGCAATTACCCATTCCTGTCCTTCTACATAAAAAGGATGTTCAAATGTTGTGGTAATTTTAGAACCATCTTTGAAAGTTATAATTACTCCTTCAGTTGATTTAGATTCTTTAACATCTCCAACGATTGCTTCTTCATGTATATCTTCTTCTAAATTAAAAGAAAGTACTACATCTCCTTTAGCTATATCTTCTATATTTTTTACTTCATCATCGTTTATTCTAATTTGTGTACCTGCAACAAAACAGTTGTGAACAATTGGTGTATAGTTACCTACTGAAGATGATATAATGTAACTATCAATTTCTTCAATATCACTATCAGCCATCCAAACATCATGGTCTGCAACTGCCATGTATGATGAACTAACCTGAACCAATGTATTATCAGTACTTACTATGAAATGGTCTTGTGTTAAATCACCAGCCTGTTCATATTTGATTTCATTTGATGATGTGTTATATACTAATACAGCAAATTCATCTGATGTTAGAATTTGGTCGTTATTCATTAAGTTAACTTCAGCAAATAGATTATATGGTGATTGAAATGTATCATGTGATTGAACCTGTGATGCAGATATAATCGAACCATCTGGTAATGTATCTCCTGATGATGTCCAATTAATAAAATCATCAAGGCTATCTCCATCAGGTAAACCAGGAATATAAAATCCTTTTATACTTTGTGATACACTAAGGTCTGATAATAGTACTGGATTATTAGAACTATCAATCATTGAATGAGAAACAAATATACCTGATTTTTTATTTTGCAGATAATTAGTTCCAAACTCAAATGAGTGCTTTACATTAAGTATGTTTACTACATTTGATTCAGAATAATCCTCTTGAAATCTTTGTTCATCCGACTGTGGTATTGTAAAGTTACTTTCTACTTTATATCTTCCTATATTTACAATTTTTAATCCACTATCAGAATATAATATATCGTAACTTCTAATAGATTGTACTTTTTCATTATCTACTTGAGCTTCATTGTAGTGAAACTTTTCAACATGGAATACTGATAAATCAAGTGTATCAATTAAGTTCTGATATCTTTGTGCATCTGTTGCTCCATCTTGTATTCCTAAGAATCCAAACTGAACTGGCATTTGTGCCCATGTTGCCTTTATTACAACATCTGGTAAATGGTTGTCATCATTTACACTTGAACTTAATAACCCATCGGATTCATAAGCACTTGAAGATGCATAATATTCTGGTACCATTGCCGAAGCAGTATATTCATGAAATAAGTTTAATAATTTTGTTTTAGATTTAGCATAAGTTGAATCAAATATAGCAGATTCATCATATGCCAATCTTAGTATAAATTTTTCAGAAGAATCTTCTACAACATCAGGATAGATATCATAGGTTCTTTCTTTCTGTAATGTTACTGATGTAATAAAAGTTGCGTTTGATTCTATATCAGATTGTAGATATTCTACAAAGTTTTCTTGAAATTCTTTATAAATTATAGTAACATTTGTAATACTATTTGTGCTCCAAATAGCATATAAATCTGTAAAGTCGTATCTAGTGTCAAATGTATTTGATGTAAATCCTGTATCGGTGTTTACCTCTACCAATCGTAATTCACTATTGGTATCGATTACATAATCACTTGAAAATAATGTTCCCTTCATATCGGTTGTTCCTGTTGTATATGGATGTTCTTTATATAAATATACCCTTTTTTGATTTTGATTTGTCTTTTGGAGTATTATGATTAAGTTTAGTTTCGTATTTTACAATCTTAGAGCACATTTCATAATTTTCTGTATTCGTAAACCATTTTTTTGATTCACTTAAGAAATCTTGATATTGTGTTTTTGGTATAGATAATAAAGCATTCATATGTGGATGAGCCATAAAAACTACATTTGGCCAATCTAAATCTATTGCCTTAAATACTTCAGGTGTTATTTGTTTAAATATAGAATCACCTCTTGAATTTAGAAATCTTTTTACTCTTGGAGATGCTCCTTCATATATAAGATATCGTTTCCAACTTAATGTATTAAATGATTTTCCTTTTTGCATTTATACTCTCCTTTCTTTTCTCCCAAATAAACCTCTTCTTCCTATGTTATCATCATCATTATCATCAACAATAGTTGGTGGGGGAGATATTACTGTGGTTCTTGGTGCTTCTGTAACAGACTTATTTGTTTCGGTTTGAATTGGAGTATTAGTTACTATTGGTGTATCATTTGCTTCTCCTGATTCTATCTGTGCATCTATATCATCTTGTAATGGAAATCCAAGTTTATCATTTATATTTATAGAGTTATCTAATATACCAGCAGATATTTCATCATAAGTATCAACATCCATAGTACTTAACTCTTGAGCATCTATTATCTGTATTTCAGTACTAGTGTTATCAACTAAGTAATCTATATATCTTAATACATCCTCAATTGTGGTTATCGTATCACTAATCTCTACTTGTGCATAATCTTCAGGTATACTAAATTTGGGTGATTTAGCATAATTTCCTATTAAAGATAATGGTAATTGCATAATAGTTACAGTATCTATGTTAACGTATGGGTTTGTAGATTGTGAGTATGCATCAAGTTCTCTTTTAAATTTATCAGATGTCCATTTAGAATTAACCTCCCCATCATCATCAACAAAATGTATAACAAATCTAAATGAAGAATCATCTAACACATTAACATCTTTATGAGAGTTAGGAGTAAATTGAATTGAGTTACCCTTAAACTTTCCATTATATTGGATTGACCCACCACTTGATTTATAAGAATCAGTAGGTTGTTTTTCTAAGTCAGCAAAAGGATAGTTGTTTCTTAAAGAACCAAATATATCTTTTTTTGTATATACCTTAGTATCAACAGTACTAGTTCCTTTAAATGGAGCAGGAAGTGATTCATCAAATCTTACACCTCCCAATTCTTCCATCCTTAAATTAGATACACCAGTAATTGCATCAAAAGATTCTTCGGAAGTTTCTTTTACCGTTTCGTTTGCTGTTTCTACTATATTAATAGGCTTAACAGTATTACTCGGTTTAGGTACTGAGCTTCTCTTTTTAAATATAGGGATTAGATTTGGTCCTTTTTCCATACCTATAAATATTATAGATATAAATTGTCAAGATTTTTTTCGATTGTAATTTCTTTATATGCCTGTTCTATTGCACCATGAAAGTCTAAGGTACGGTCTTGTTCTCTTAGTTCCCTAGATAAACCAAGTACCTCATCCCTTATACCAAGTGAGTGGGATTTATACAATAATTCTTCTGTATATTTTTCTGATGTTGACATGATAAAAGATTCTTATACTAATAAGTATTACAATCCGCCATATTCATCATCATAAAACTGAATATTTATTCCAGCTTCTTCTAACATTGAGAAACTTCTGTGATAGTTCTCTTCCCAATGTTTGCCTTTAGTAGTAACACCTCGTTCACAAAAGATTCTTGTGATACCAGCATTTATGATTCCTCTTGCACAATCTGAACAAGGGATTCCACAACTAAGATACATAGTAGTTCCTTTAGTAGATACTCCTATTCTTGCTGCGTTATAGATAGCGTTTCTTTCTGCGTGTTCAAACCAAAAGTATTTTTCTGGTCTTTGTTGTCTTTCTCGTAGGTTATCTTTTAATCCCCTTGGGAATGAATTATATCCCGTAGATACAATTTCCTTATCTTTACCAACAATGATTGCACCGATTTGTGTACTCTCATCTTTGGATTTAAGTTTGACTGTGTGAGCCAATGTTCTAAAGTATTCTACCCATCTCATATTATATAATTATACTTGTTCCCATTTTATATCTTCTATTATTTCACAAAACCAATAATTTCCTTCTCTTTGTACTTTGAAGGCTGTATCAACACCTAACCATTCTTTTATCAGATTAACATTCTTACATCTTTCAATCGGTATAATTGCATGAACAATATATGGTGTGTTATTAATATATCTTATCGGTCTTTTATACGAAGGGAATCTCATTTTTTATATTCATCATAAAAATTCTTGGCCATTACACCAATCATTATAATTCCCCAAGATTCTAATAAGTTTAAATTTAAATTAACTGATTGAGAAAAATGAGATATTGCTACCGCTATTAATATAAAAAGAATATTTCCTATTATTAAGTTTTTCATAATTTATTATATTTTGAGCCTTTGGAGGGACTCGAACCCACGACCTGTTGATTACAAATCAACTGCTCTAGCCAGCTGAGCTACAAAGGCTTAGTTTTATAGTTTTCTTAACTTTTTAATTTCTTGTTTGGTAATAGAACCTATTTTATTACCTACTTGTATAAATACAATCTCTGTATCAAACGAGTATTTATCTAATCGGTATGAATCTTCTACTATCTCATAATCGTTTTTACCACTAATCTTTTTTAGATTAGGAATAAACTTAGTTTGGAATTCTTTTTTTGTAATTGTAAGTTTTCCAAATGATTTAGTTAGTACACCACCAATATAAGTTCCATCAGAATTTTGGTCCTCAAATGTAATTACTACGTTACCACTATCCGTTGATAACCTAAAATTCTCCCCAACAAAGTTTTGTGAACTAAGTAAGGAAGAAGTTAGAAGTAATATAAATAAGAATACCTTATTCATTATCCAATATGTTTTTTAACTTTTGAATTACCAAATAGTAAATATAAACTCCATACTAATGATACCAATAAACATACTATGTAAATAGGACTTTCCAAAGGACTTACAAATGGTGCTTGGTTTTCCAAATCAAAATTCGCTCCACTATTAGGATTTAATCCCTCTACTACAAATGATAATAAAAATGTTAGTACAGTTAGTAATGTTGCTTTGTTAGGAAAGAATGCGTTGATTCTTTTATAAGTTGTTGCTAGTGAAAACCATATCATTGGTATAACTAATAACGCTCCTAATAAAACAAGAATACCGGCTAATAATCCATTACCACCTGCTGTCATTATTCCTATTCCTATTCCAATAAGAATTCCGATTGGAATAATAAATAATAGTAATGCTAATCCTCTAAGGAAATAGTCTGTTCCATTGATGGTATTTTTGAATTGAAAGTATTTACCAAACTTCTCTTTTAATTTACTCATAATTGTGTTTTTAAAATCAGTAGTTATTACTACCATTATGACTCATGTCATTGTGGAGGATATCGGATTCGAACCGATGACCCCTACGGTGCAAGCGTAGTGCTCTAGCCAACTGAGCTAATCCCCCTTTTGCGGAGAAGGAGGGATTCGAACCCCCGGTACGTTGCCGTACGCTGGTTTTCAAGACCAGTGCATTCGACCACTCTGCCACTTCTCCTATCATATTAAAAATTCTGTCTTAATGCAAAGAAATCATCTCTCATCTGTTGAACTTCTTTTAATAACTTATCATTAGTTATTGGAATCTTTTTTGTAATATCTTCTGTTAATTTTTCCAACTTCGATTGAGTATCGTTTTCAATATGTAATTGTAACTCCATTATCATTGTGTGGATTTTATCCAAATCAGAACCATGTTTTCTGGTTGTTTCAATATAGTATTTCGAAACTCTATTGTTAGTTTCATTGTGTAAATCGTTTACTCTTTTTTGTAATTTATATACCCCTCTCGCTAATAAGATACATGAGATAGATAAAAGTACTATTGCTAATATAATCATAATTTTAATTTTGTACTCGGTAGGGGAATCGAACCCCTCTTACCAGGATGAAAACCTGAGGTCCTAACCGATAGACGAACCGAGCATAAGTTTCTTTTCAGAATATCTAAATGAAAACTTTAATAGATAACTGAAAAATAAATCTCCTAATATAGAGTTTATAAAGAAAGGTATTGCCATTGTATAACAAAGTAAAAATCCTTCTATTGTTTTTGGATAACCACCTAACCAAACTCCAAAGTTGGTGATAATAAAAAAGATAAGAGATGATATAAATACATTCTTAACTTGTATCTTCTTCCAATATAATCCTAATAAACTAATTAAGAAGAATGAACTATATACCCATATCGATATAGAATAGAATCCTAAATATAAATCAGATATTCCCATTGCAATAATAGGTAATAATAACCCAAACCATTTATTTCTAAATGTTGTTGAACCAAATAATGCTAATGCCGTTATTGGTGTAAAGTTTGGTGGATGTGGTATTAATCGTATCACAACTGCAAACAATAAAAACCCTATAATAAGTAACTCTCTTTTATTCATTATATATAAGTATATATTATTTTAATAATTGTCAGGATACCAATCATCATAGGTATCTTTATTTTTATGTTTTGATTTTCGTTTAAAATCTTTTTTAGATTTCTGTACTTTCTCAGTCATCTTCTTTCCAATATGATGAGAAGCTTCACCATATGACATATCATCCCAACTCAATGTTTCTTGATATTTTTTATTCTTTCGTTTCATTACTAAAATATAGAATCATTATAGTTTAATTTCTCGTGCAGTTCCTTCAGTTTCTTCAGTTGGGTCATCTCCTACTAAGTTCATAGTACAATCTTTTCTATGTCTTGTATATTCGTTTCTAGTAAATGAATCTGTTCTATCGGTTATGAACTCCATTCCGTAAGTTCTATCTCCCTCTGTAATAATGTATGTTAGTTTTCTCATATCTTTATATAATTATTATTTCATGTAAAATTGTACAAACAAGATGGATAGACACAATCCCATTTGAATCCAAACTTTTCTTGTCATTTCTTGGTCAAAGAACCATTGTGTTAATACTGCATATACCATCATTCCCACTACAAATCCAAGGAATCTATTAGCCCATACAGAACCACCAAAACCAGTTACTCCCAATTGTGTTGATTTAAGAAACAACCAAGTAATTGGAATTGATGCAACATACCACCCCCACCACTCAGGTCCAAGTTTAGGATATTTAAATTGTAGATTATGTTGTAACCATGCTCCTCCTTGTGCAAATATGAACAACAAAGATGCCATTAGTATTAGTTTTATTTTAATATTGTTTGGGTTTATTTCCATTATATTCTTGTTTTTTGAAGTTTACCTTCGATTAGTTTATATCCATTAATTGTTGAACACTCTTGTGAGTTATATGGTTTGCCTGATTCCAATAGTAATTCTTTATTACCATCATTATCAACATCCAATACTTTCATAAAACCAGAATTACATCCTTGGTAAAATTGATTACCTTCTTTGAATATGTTTTTAAATTCAAAAGTATTGTTAGTGTTTTCATAGTAATTTATTAAATGACCAGTATCACCTCCTATATTACTATATGAGTTTGTAAAGATATCATAATCACCATCGTTATCAAAATCAGATATAGATAAATCAATCATACAAGTATTTACGTTCTCCCAATTAGAATCGGTATATGGATTTTCTAAAGTAACATCAGGACTTTCATTATAGTATGGGAATGTGCCTGTACCGAAATATATATACACATGATTAGAAAATTCTAAAGTTTGGTTCAATTGGTCTTTTGGATACCCTACTATGTAATCTAAATAACCATCCTCGTTTATATCAAATAAAAATTGTGAACATACAAATGTACTTAATCCTTCATTTAATTCAAGAAAGTTTATATATTTTTGAAAAGTTAAATCACCTTTGTTTAACCATAAGGTTTGTTCCCCAACAGTTCCAGCCATTATATCAATCAACCCATCACCATTTACATCACCAAGAGTTCCACCATGGTAAAAGAATTGATTACCACCTTCACTATAAGGTTCTATCTCTTCTAGTTTAAATTTACCATCTTTCCAAATGTAAGCAAATATACCACCCGAAGGTGTAGTGGGAGTTGAACCTCCATTATAATTACCAACATCATCTGCAATGAATATAACAATATCCATATCTCCATCACTATCCAAATCCACAGGTTGTATCAAACTTGCGTAATAAGGAAGTTGTTCTTCTATCATATCTTTTTTGTAAACATAATCGTTACCTTCCTTTACAAGTATTCCATAATCTAAATTATCCCCACCCATACCATCATTTAAAAAAGGTGGTCTACAAATAAAAACATCCATATCACCATCTCCACCATAATCAATATATGTAAATCCTCGTAAGAAATTTGCATTAAGTTTATTGTTCTCGTTATGAGTATTGTGGTTAAACCACCCATTATTCCATTCGTGATTTTCAATTGCCGTATTGTAATACACCGGTGGTGCATCAATTGTTACATCGGGTTCATCTATAATATCGGGCTCAAGTAATTCCTTTTCACAAGAACTCAATATAATTAAGGTGAGTAGTAGATATAGTTTTTTCATGTTTTATAATTTACTTTGTAAATATACGAAAAATATTTCACATGACCAAGCCTTTTGTTGATTATTTTTTGGTGGGGTTCAATCGGTGATTCGAGAGTACGAGGTTTAAATCTCTTTTCTCAGATTGTTAATAACTTTTAAAAAGTTTTTATTTTGTTTTTATTATTTTCGTATAGTTATATATACTCCAGACGCTCCAGACACTTAAAAAGAAATAACTTAAACAAAAGATAATAACCTATAACTTAATAGTATAAGCACTAAAGAAGTGTCGGTCTTTTTAAAAAATTTTTGAGTCGAACCTTTTTAGATTTTTTTCCCAAGTCGTTTTTTTATTACTTATTTCAGTCGAAGATATAAATTTTCCCCTTCTTTTTATTGATAGTTTTACAGAATGCTTTATCCCGCCAGCTATGAAGCCTAACTCAGCCCTATTTAAACCTCGTTTTATTTATTTATATATGGTGGTATCCCCTGCCGTTTTACTTAATACCACCACGCCTTTACCATGAAGTGGGGTGAGTTGGAGTGTGGATACCCTCGAAACGTTCCTAATGATGTGCCTGTTCCCTTTACTTTATACCTTAGAGTTATCTTATAGAACCCAGTAGAGAAGAGTGTAGAGAGAGTTTATTTAGGGGTCGGTTAATTTCTGAGTACACGAGAGGTTCTTTTGTTATACCCATGATGTATTGTTATACTGAGATTATGATTAGAGTTTGGATTGTCTCCGTTCTTAATTGTAATAGTCTCTTTATTATTATATGTACCGAAATTGTGTTATAGGGGATTTTAGGGGGTGAATGGTTATGACCATTGGTGATTAGGGAGTACGAGGTATTCGGTTTGAGAACCGATATTGAATGAATTCGGTTTGTAGCTCGTTTAAATGGGAGTTGGGGGAATCGAGGTTATAATCTTTTAGCTTAAATATGCAAATGGAATCGTTTCTTTTTATGGTCATATCCATGAGAATAAGGTCTTTCCAATAATTCATTCCTCATCATCATTAAGTATTTTCTTTCATTCTCGGTATAGAACTGCTTATCCAACATTCTTTTTAACCATTCCATCTTTAATTGAGGAGGTCTTCCCTTTCCCTTATGGGGCTTTCTTTTCTTTGAATACATTTGTATCATCTTACCTATGGCTTGATAATGATGGTCTTCAAATTGATATTTCTTTTCTTTCTTCATCTATACGTTGTTAACTAAGTAAATCTCTTATTTGTTGTTCTATACCTAACTGAGCATAATAATCTTTACCTTCACCATAAACCTCTTTGAATATTCCACATAGTTCATATTCTTCTTTACCGACATTATAGATTCTTAAATAATCAACCCATTCCAATCCCCATTTATCTATAAGTTTACCTTTGGATTTATCCCACCATCTAATATAATCTTTTATAAATACCTGTGTAAGAATATCTTTATCTTCATTATCGGGTTTACCGAACATATCAATAAATTCATTTGGGGATAGTGCTATTTGTTGTTCTACAAATTTTTCACAATCATCGATAAACATTAAACGAT